CCCCCCGACGTTATACATTATAATTATGAGACTAACGAAAGAAAGTCTAATTTCTGTCGTGGTACTGGATAACCACTCGCGAAACACCAGTAAGGAGTTACATATGAATAAAGATATGTACAAGATTTCAATGAAATTATGCAAGACAATCTTCATTGGTGGGCTGTGCTGGGGATTTGCTCCGTCGCTCATTGGTAGGGCTTATCAAGAAAATCTTCCGTACTACGCCATGACGTTGTATGGGTTTGCGTTCTTTGTCATGGATTTCTTCATGGCGAAAATCTTCGATAATACAAAGATTAAACGTAAGGTCTTCTACAACTATAAGCTACTTGTGCTCGCAATGACGTTTGGTGACTTGATTAGCTTGGTAATCTTTATCATTACACATAACCTTGTGCAGTTGCTGATTATTGACGCATTAATTGATGGATTCAATAATGCCGAAGGATATATGTTTGTAGAAGTCAATGCTGCATGGTTCAATGGTAATGATAGAACTGAGCATTCTCGCAGACGGTCGAGATATCATTCAACCTCACAGATTATTGCTAGATGTATTAGCATTTTGATAGCGTTCTTCATCATTGGTAATGCTCCGATAACCATGAATACAGTTATAGTGATTGAATGCATTATGTGCGTAATGAATATATTATGTGAAGTTCTTTACTATAGGATTTACAAGCAGAGTATTCATAAGGTTGAAGAGATGCGGAAAGAACTCGATATGAAGAATGCTTCGAAAGAACTTAAATCGAGAGAGTTCTTGATGAGGGTAAAGAAACTTTCTGAAGAATACAAAGTTCCATTCTTCTGCGTTACAGATGGCGCGAGTATGACTTGTAATCAAGATTGTGATGCTATTACTCATGCTAGATTAGCGTACATAGATTGGGAACGTCAACATGGCTTCGACCCAGACGAAGACTGGAGCAAATCGTCTGAATAATTCTATACTCCGCAGGGTTTCCTGCGGAGCTATTTTTTTCAAGATGATGTGATAAAGAACACCAGAAAGTATCTGGTGTTCTTTATTATTTTTTGGTGTACATATACATAATCTTATCGAGGTGTAAAATGTCTATTCAAAGACACATCTAAATCAATTTATATGGAGGATATAATGAGATATATTATTGATTGGAAGCAATTCCATGAGTTTCTCAGAGATAGTGAGTTAATTCAAACTCTTGAATCACTCAGAACCAAACCCGAGTCATTGAACGATGATTCATTGAAGTTGGTAACTGAAATTATCAACCAGATTCGCAATAAGTGCAAAAATATTTATTGTACCAATGGTTTCCAAATCTTCGATATCTTCTGTGATAATGTGTTGAGAGAGTTTCCTGATTTCACGACAGCTCCAGCATCCACTAAGTATCATGGTGCGTGTGAAGGTGGATTGCTTACTCATTCGCTTGCAGTATACGAAGCTGCACTCAAGACAGCTAACGCTTACGGTATCGAACCACTTTCAGTCAACCCAATTGCGTGCGTCTTCCACGACATCTGCAAGTGTGGAGCTTACGTTCAGAAGTCAAAAACCGACAAAGCTGGACAAATCAAGACTTGGTACGATTACGCAGAGCCAGAAAACGCTTCACAGTTTACGATTGGTCATGGTGCTGAGAGCTTAAGACGTATTTTCAAAATCCTTAATACGATGGGTATGGACTTCGATGGTAATATCTCATACGAGTGGCAACTTGCTGTAAATTATCACATGGGAGTCTTCGGTGTTACCAATGAAGAAATGATGCGCTTCAGCAAAGTGACTGAGAAAGTTCCTGAAGTGCTATTGCTTCATCACGCTGACATGATTGCAACTAAAATCTACCACGTATAAATCAAAACTCCGTGAGTAATCGCGGAGTTATTTTTAGGAGATATTATGAAACGATTTATTATAATCGACAATACCAGATATGCGATTGATGATATCTCAAGATACTTTGAGCAGCAGGAGTCTCTCATTATAGAGTTCAGGTATAAAGTTAGTGTAACTATCAAGAAATCGCTGTGCTCTGCTGAGATATTTGACAAAGTTCTCAGGAAAATTAGCTTTATGGAATCTGGCAATATTGCTCAGAAGTATGAGTGCGTTTTTGACTTGAACGATATGCTCAAAAATAATACTCCAACCAGAACTCCTACGGATATGACTGACTGGTGGCTCAGTCCAGAACAGAGTAGGGGTACCGTACAGTGAGAAATATGCATCATTTAACTAAGGAGTACAATTTGGAAGAAAATCGCTTGGATATTGGAGGGCAACTAGTATGTCTCAGCAAGTAACATACTCTCCGTATGGAAACTCTGCTTGTAGTGTTTGCTCAGCAGAATCCGTAAAGGAGTATAGTAGATATGTTTGTCGCACGAAGACAAAAGAAGGTTCTGTAATTCCCGTAAACATGAACCTCTGTGAACGGTGTTTGAATATGGTTGAGAAATATCTCAAATCAAGAGCTTTGGAAGGAGTACCTGCACATCTTCTGTATCCATTAGTAATTGATTTGTCGATGTATCGCAAGCTTATCAATTCGACGAAATAATAGCTCGGGAGCTTTGGCTCCCGATATTCTTTTTAAGGAGCAATTATGAAAAAGAAATCAATTCTCAAGTTCATTGAAACTATTTATGATAACTGTGGACAGTTCAATGAAGATCAGCAAGAAGTTGTGAGACTACTGTTTCGTGCAGGGCAGTGTTACAACTTTGCTAAGATTCTCGAAGCAAATTATCCCGGCGGTGAAGTTTGCGTAGCATTTCCAACTTCACACTGTGTTTACAGATACAAAGGGAAATGCTATGATATCGAAGGTATCTACCATCAGAAAGAACATGATTGCGTTGCTTTGATTCCGTTGACACATGAATATCTCGGTCAGTTCTATGATTTGGTAGTCGGGGATTTAAGTCATTCAGCTGCGACCAAAGGACCTACCAAGAGTGACTTACTCACAGTATATGCGTACTACTGTATGGCGACAAATTCAAAGTACGACCCTCATATTCTTGATTAAAAAATAAAAACTCAGTAACAGTACGTTACTGAGGTTGCAAGACAGTTAGCTCCGTTATCCCCGTTCGAGCTAATCGTCATGCGCATTGCACCGGCGCCTGTTTTCTCCTATCTTGAGGCGCTTTAGAGCACGTTAGCTCTTTCAATATGGTTCGCTGAATGCTGAGTTTGCGCAACTTGGTAGAACCGTGGGTATGGAGTTCGGCGCTCCGATTAGCCGATAATCTGCTTTCGAAACTGTCGATTACCCTATTCAACAGTCAGAGTTAGTTTAGGTCAAGTTCGACTACTTTCGATAGTTCGCTCACGCGGTGTAGGGCAAGAGCGATTAAATGATGCGAAGAAGTCCTGAGTGTGCACTCTCTCGGGATGAGGTGTCTACATGACAAGTTTAGCAAACTCGTGAGATGTAGTAATACATCTTTGAAAGACGATATCTCGTAACTGTGGACGACTAGCGATTGCCACCAATAGTCGCCTCAGTTCCAATGCAACCCAAGTGCATGAGTTGTAAGATTATGCGTTAGCTGACGCAGAAAGATTGGCTCCACGGGTGCACCCGTGGAGCTGATATTTTTTGTTGTAATTATACATTCTATATATAAGGAGCAATCTATAAAGCACATGAATTGCGGACAATACTATAAGCTTACAACCGCTTTGAAAAAGCAAAGGAGAAACTAATGAAGATAACTTCAGATTATACTATATCATATGGTGCGCCTATGGAAGATGGACATTATGAGTCTATACAAGAGACATTTCCTACCAGAGATTCAGCAGATAAAAGATTTCAGGAGTTGGTAGATTTGAATAACAAATACGGTTACAAGTTTACCACACTCTTAAAGCATTATGAATAAGAGGCATTTATGAAACACAACACAGCAGACAAGAGGAGAATAGAGGAGCTTGAGTATCTTATCAAGAGAAATCAAGACCTCTATTATAATGGCGACGCTGAGATTCCAGACTCTCAATTTGACAGATACTGGGACGAGCTTACTGAGCTCGACCCAGATAATCCGGTCTTAAAGAAAGTTGGATTTGACCACAGCGACGATTTTGAAAAAGTAAAACACATAATCCCAATGGGAAGTCAGAATAAATGCAATTCGTATGCTACGTTTAATGCGTGGTACAATAAACACATGTGGACGGAAATGATTGTCGAGCATAAGCTCGACGGTTGTAGTATCGAATTGCAATATTCCAACGGAAAATGTGTCAAAGCAGTTACACGTGGCAATGGGTACTATGGGGACGTTATAACGTCAAATGCAAGGAAAATGCAAGGATTTATCCCTGAAGTTTCAGGTGGATTTTCTGGGGCTACACGAGGTGAAGTTATCCTCATGAAGGGCGTTTTCCAGAGCAAATACTTCGACAAGGCGAATTGTAGAAATACAGCTAATGGTATCATGAAACGGCGGAATGGTGAAGGATGTGAGAATCTCACAATCATTTGCTATGATGCTATCAGTACCTGTGATTCTGTAAAGTTCAATAATGAGCTTGATAAACTACGTTGGCTTACTAAGCAAGGCTTCACCACAGCTTGGTATGAGGTATTTACCAATCCAATGAAAGTTATCGAGTTCAGAGACAAGATGCAAGTGCTTCGTGAAAATCTTCCATACAATATCGACGGGTTGGTAATTAAGGATAATAACTTGCACCCTGAAGACGCAGATTTACCAAGACCAGACAGTCAAATCGCGTTCAAGTTCGAGCTTGATACTGCGGTTACTACAATCACGAGCGTTGAATGGTCTCAGAACGGACCGACGTACACACCTGTAGCAATTTATGAACCTGTAGAACTCTGCGGCACAATCGTGAAGCGTGCTAACCTCGTAAATATGGGAACGATTAAATCGCTTGGAGTTTACATCGGTTCTAAAATCGTTGTATCCAAGCGTGGCGAGATAATCCCAAAGATTGAAAGTCAGATTCCTGGAGGTAAGTTCTTGGGAGCAATCGTTCCGCCTACAACATGCGATGGTTGTGGAACGAAGCTTGTAGTTACAGATACTGAAGTTCGATGTCCTAACCAAGCATGTATAAAACGTGCATTTCACCGTGTGTCAAAGTGGATTCAGGTTATGGATATCAAAGGACTCGGAATCACATTCTTGAAGGTTCTGTTTGATAACGGAGTCGTCGAGGATATTCACAGCTTGTATACAACCGTACATCCTTCAAACATTACAAAGTTCTTCATCACAAACCCAAAGGAGAACTTTTCAAAACGAGCCGTGGCTATTTGTGATAATATTCGCAATCATCCGACTGAATTAAGCTTAGCAAGATTTATTGCGGGGCTTGATATAGACGGTATTGGTGAAACGTTAGCACAGACCATTGTAGATGCTGGATTTGACACACTTGAATCTATAATGGATGCTTCGGTTGATTCGTTAAGCTCTATACGTGGAGTTGCAGTAATTACAGCACAGACACTTCTTGATGGGTTGAACTCATTGAGAGGTGAAACTTTCAAGATTCTGAAAGTTGGTAAGTTCAAGTTAGTTCCTCGTGTTGAGAATGGCGGTAAGAACGAATTGGTATTCAGAGACCAAGACGTTGTATTTACAGGTTCATTCGAAACAGGCAACCGTGCTGAGATGGAACACTTAGCTCAATTAAATGGCGCAAATACTAAGAGTGCTGTAACCAAAAAGACTGCTTATCTTGTAACTAATTTGATTGAACCTACATCTTCAAAGTATCTCAATGCTTTGAAGTTTGGCGTCAAGATAATTAGTGAACAAGAATTTCTTGAAATGATAGGAATGTAAAAGAACTCCCGGGCTTAAGCCCGGGAGACTTTATTTTTTGATTACGATGCAACGTCAGAGTATCGTCTGACATATTCTGCGTCAACCAATGCTTGACCGATATTTCCAGCAGGTGCTTGCATCTCATGCCAAAGTTTCGCATACTCAGGGTCTGAGAATTGCGCTGCTCTAGTAGTAGGACGCTGACCTTCAAGTCGTTTACGAGCAAGTTTATCAGCTTCTGCAGAAAGTTCCTCAAAGCTTACACGACGTTTACTGTTATTAGAACTTGCAGATTCAGCAATCGTTTTGTTGAGTTCGTTTTGCTGTTCCATAGCAGCAGCCAACCGATTCATCGCATCCGTGTTTGCTTGAGTTGCTTGAGTATTTGTATCCATTGATTCAGCGGTCTTAGCAGCTGTACTAGCCTGTTCAGCCATGCTACTGAGATTTGAAGTCAATGGGTCGTTTGTTTGAGTAAGGTCTTCAACTTTCTTCACAGTTGAATAGTTAGCGGTTTCAATAGCAGCGTCAGTATTGCTTACCACACTACCAACATCAGCACTTGAACCACCAGCAGAATCCGATGTATTTACAGCAGGCTGTGTAGGCGCAGGAACTGCCTGTTTGTTAGCAGACATATCCAACTGAGCAGTTGTAGTTGTTGCTTGACCTATATCAGCAGCAGCTTGTGTAATAGGAGTTCCACCTTTTGTCTCAGTCTGTAAAGAACTAGATTCAATAGGTGAACCTGCACTTGCTGGCTGGTCTACCCTCCAAGCATCATCAACGATATTCTTTACGTTCTTGTCTAACTGGAAGTGAGGCTTATCAGCATGGCCTGCCCAATCTCCACCCCATTCAAGACCGTATTCTTTAGCAATCTTACCAAGCCTATCGTAGCCAATCTTTCCAGGCTCAAGATCAACTGCATTTCCATCAAAGTGATTTGATGCAATCGTCCAAGTTACAGGATTACTAACTTCACCGCCCCAGAACTTAGCACCTGCAGGGAATCCTGCGATTTTCATAAGCTGGTCGGTTGTATCTTTGCTTGCACGAGACTTTGAGTAGTACGCGAGCTGAACTGCAGGTGAACGTACGCTTTCGCGAATGCTTACGCCCCGTCCTTTAACTCTCGGGTCGTTCAAGAATGCATTAACACGCTTAGCCATTTCAGGGCTCAACGCACCAATGTTTTTTGTCTGACCTTTTATACCACCTGTAATCTGCGAAGCTAATGCTATAACTGACTGAGGGTCCGAACGTAATGCTGAATCAATCTCGTTCTGAGTTTTCTTACGATTGCTCCAGAACTGCTTGACTGCATCACCAGCACCTTTTATCTTACCGAACGCCCACTTCGCTAATCCTTTTTTCTGGATTTCGCTAAGCGTAGCATTTACAGCAGAACCAACTTTGGAGTTATTCCAGAAGTTAGTAGCAGTACTAAGCATTGAAGCTCCCTTGCGTACAATCGCAGAGTTCTTCACACCTTCAATCTTATCAGCTACAGCATCTTTAAGACTCGCGGCTTTCTTACTCATAAAACCAATAGGGTCGTTCTTGAAGTCTTTTGCACCCTCAATGAGATTCTTACCCCAGTTTTTGATTTTCTCCCATTTGTCCTTGAAGAAGTTTGTGAGACTAGAGAAGATTCCTTTGAAGAAGTCTCCAGCCTTACCGAGACCATTTGAGATACCCTCACCCATTGCATGAACAGCATCGGATACTTTACCAAAAACTTTATCCTTGATTTCACCGGCTTTAGTAAGTGCTTCTTTTACACCTTCTTTTACTTTGTTTCCACCTTCGCTTGCAAACTTGGCAACGGCACCCATTCCAATTCCAATAGCTTTACTAGCACCTTTTACAAGGAACTTACCAGCATTCCACAGCTGTTTAGCACCTGTGATCGTCGCAGCTACTCCGAGAACTTTCTTGGCACCGTTCCATACGGATTTACCAACATCCTTGAGTTTTGCTTTAGCAGCATCCCAAGATTTCTGACGCTGAAAACTTCGAACTTTCTTGTACGCTTCGTCAGCTCCCGGATATTTAATCTCAGAACCTTTACGCAGCACTTTCAAGAGATTCATTCGTGCCTTTCTATCCATCTCTCCAAGAGCATCCTCGTTTTGAGAAGCCTGAATTGATGAATCAAGCGAAGCTTTATTTACGATAATTCCATTACCAAGGTCTATATCTTTTCCAGATTCGATATTGTGAAGTTCGATTTCATTTTGCTCGCCTTTACGTTTCTTCCACTCTGTAAACAGAAGTCTCGGAATACCGCCTATCAGTGCAGCTTTAGCAACGTTCTTGATAGCTTCCTTCTTGTAAGACGACTTCAACGCATCAAGCGCATCTTTTGCCCCAGGATATTCCATCTTAACAGCTTCTTCGAGAATCTTCTTCTTGGTATTGTATGTCTTGGTAGACATCATCTTTACCTTATCGAGATTCACGGAGTCTTTCATTGCATTAACGATATCGTCGTTCTTTACTTCACCAACACCTTTAACCTCAATAGGAGTTCCTTCTTTGAGTTTATCAAGAGCAATCTGTTTATCACTCTTTTTATCAGGGTTATTCATAATGACTCCGCCCGGTCCAGTCACAAGATTGGAAGTTCCGAGTTCACCATTTTTCATACCCTTCTCAAAGTTTTCACCCTCGATTTTATTCATTGCGTCTTTGTCGTTCTTGAGTCTTTCGAGCTGAGCGTCATAATCCTTCTTGAACTCACGGTATCTTTCAATATCCATGCCCATAAGCTTGGCTTCTTCAGCTTCAATCTTATTTTTGCTCTTGAAGAGATTGAAGAACTTTTTACCTAGTGTCTTATTTTCAAGTTCGTTGAGACGTGTAGGGTCAACGTCAGCACCAAGATTGTAAGCTCTCGATACTAAATCCTGCTGTCCCTGTTCGAGGTCTTGTTTTTCTTCGTCTGTAGCAATCAAGTTGTAGATAGTTTTAGTCAACCAGTCTGCAGGAATGATACCAAAGAGTAAGTTTGTAAGAGCCTTACAAAGACCGGCTGTTACTCTCATCTTTGCAGTAATCTTCATTCCTTTACTTACTTTGAAGTACCTCGGAGCATCGTGCATACCTGATACGAAGTCTGCAGCAGCAAGCGCAGCTGTCAATCCGCCGCCAGTAACAAAACCAGCAACGTTCTTCAACAGGGTTTTCGCAGCGCCTTTAGCGGCTCCTTTTCCAGCTTCTTGAATAGCTTTCTTACCTACAACGTCGGCGATGTGTTTGACAGCACCTTTTGGCAAATGCTTCGCAATGCTCGGCTTTGAAAGGAAAGCTGTGATTGTACTAATGATTCTACCAGCACTCTTCTTGAGAACGGTTCCAGCACCAGTTTTTGCAACCTTACCACCAATCTTAGCACCAAGCTCAGCAAAGTTTTTACCGAGTTTACCACCATTTTTCTTCACGAGATTTACCGCGAGTTTAGCGCCGTGCTTGCCTACCAACCAACGACCAGCCTTAAAACGGTCTTTAGCCATCTGGAACTTGGTTTTATATGTGCCGTCAGAGTTAAATCTTGAATCCCCAGAGCTATCAATACCAGTAGCTTCACCGAGGAATCCAGTAATACCTTCTTCCTTAGTTCTTCTAAAGATATTCTTACCCCAGTTAGCCAATCCAATTCCACCGGCAGCCAAACTAGCTGCACCAGCTCCAAGACCGAGCGTAGGTAATCCCCACTTCTTGGCAAAGTCAAGAACCTTTCCGAATCCTTCCTTCATTTTCTCTTTCTTGGATTTCTTCTTTTCTTTCTGGTCACGGTCATCACGTTCAGTAAACTCATCACGCATACCAGTAATGGTTTCTTTGATTTCTTCGAGCTGAGTGAGCTGCTGTTCAGGTAAATCTTTTTTCTTGTCCATAAGCATATCAGCACGAGAACCTTCAACGAGTCCTGTCTGAGAATCTCGTTTACGTCCAAACATAAGACTCTTTATACCACCGCCGATAACATGAGTAGTTCCGTCTTCTTTGACAGCTGTTCTCATATCGTCGATAGCGTTACGCATACCGATACCAGTAGTGTAAATCTTATCTTTTAGTCCACCGTGATAATGACCATCTTCGCCTTTATTTCCAATGAGTATATTACGAGTAGTAGCAGCTGCAGAACCGATAGTTTGGAAAGGAACTGCTGCGATGTCTTTAACGTCGTTTGCAATACCTTTTGCTCCAGCCTTAGCGAGACCTACAAGACCACCTTCTTTGAATGCTTCGCCAGCAGTTACAAAACGTCCAGCAGTTTTCTTGTAAATCTGTGACGCTATAGAAGAATCTACACTTGAAACGTGATAGCCTTCTTTTGTGCGAGGAGCTTTATCCATACCCTGCTCAATCTGAGCACGAGACGATTCTAGGTTACTGAGAGCTTCTTTTGCTCCAGGATAATTTGCGTTAGCTGCTTTTGTAGCTATAGCTATTGCTCTTTCAAGACCTTTTTCTCCAAGAGTAAGACCATAACTCGGGCTTGTAGCTTTCTGAACGATACGCTCTATCTGTCCACCTTTATTGGTTATAGTACCAATTCCATCTACATCAAGACTACGCTTACCTGTAGTGAATGGGTCAACAGCATTATCGTGAGCAATCTTCGCCTGAGCTTCTTCATGTCTCTTGTCTTCGAGATACTCTTCGCGTTCTTTATCCTGCTTATCGGACCAACCATGAAGGAAGTCGAGAATCTTATTTACAGCTCCAGTGCGTTCTTTCGCCATATTAAATTCTTCGATATCGCGGGTTTTATCCTGACGCTCCATTTCTTCCTTAATCTTACGTGCGTAGTCATCTTGTTTACGCCACATCTGCTCCTTGACAGTAAGCGCAGCCATCTGTTCTTCTTCAGTGAGCTTTTCACCACGTTCGATTTTGATACGGTTCTTCGCAGCCTGAGCACGAGCACGTTCTTTGTCAGCTTTGAGTTCTTCCCAAGTCATTTCGTTAGCACGTTTACTCAAATCACCAAACTCTTTGTCGTAGTTAGCAATCTGATTCTTCAGTTTTTCATCCTGAATACGGTCAACGTTAAGACGCTGAGAATATGCTTCGATAGCTTTCTGATTTGCTTCGTGTTTCTTATCTTCTTCGGTACGATTTACATCCTGCTGTGTAATCCAATCGTCGTACTCTTCCTGAGATATGCGACCGGCAGCAAGCATATTCTTCATACGTTTAGTAGACGACTTAAGCGCAGCGTTAGAAACCATAGACATTGGGATTGAAGTTAACTTACCACCGAACTTTGCAGTTCCAGAGATAACGTCGGCAAGTTTTCCTGCAAGCATTCCACCTACAGCACCCTTACCTTCAGCTTGACGTTCAGCATTCCAGTTTCTGAGTTTTTCAGCGATACGTTTATTGCGTTCAACGCGACGCATTGCCCTATCACGCTTTGTACCGAATATCTGAGTGATTCTATCACCAACGTTTGAGACTACATCACGTGCAAACCAACCAACTGAACGTTTAAGCTCAGTACCAACTGATTTGAATGGATTGATGAGTTTATCAACGACCTCGTGCCTTACATTCTCCATACCTTTTAGCATAGGAACAGCAAGTTTCTGAAGTAGTCCAGGGCCATCCTTTCCACCAAAGATATACTGAGACATCTTTGCAGGAAGCCCCTTAACTCCAGACATAAGCATATTTGCGATATTCTTGGTGCCCTTCTGAAGCTGACGTTTATTTTCACCAAAGATAAAACGGTTCAGACTATCAACTGTATCGTTGAACTTTGCGGCGATTCCACCCATGAATCCATATTTGTAGCTCTTACGCAAACGTGCACGAGATTCAGGAGACAATGCTGATTCACCTTTTTCTTCAATGATTTCATAGAGCAATTTCTGTTCTTCTTTTGCATCATACTTATTCTTGAAGGCCTTTCCACCGCTATGCTTAGCTGCGATTTCAGCACGAATCTTCTCATCGTCGATAGAAGTATCAATTTCACGTCCATACTTCTTATTCAGAGAGTTCTTGGCTCGAATATTGACTTCTTTCATCTCATCATCAGAGAACGTTTCGAATTTCTTCAAATCTTCTTCGTTCTTGACCTGCTTGTGAATGATATTCTGGATCTCCTCAACAGACGTTGCGTTCTGAATATCTTTGATGTCTTTCTGGAACTGCATTTGTGCGTCTTTAGAGTACATACGAACCAGAGAGTTGGTGAGGTTATTGTGTTCGATATTGAAAATCTTTTCTTCGAGTGCTCCACGGTATCTGAGAATGACTTTCTGCTTAGCAACAGCCAAATCCATTTCATCAGCAATCGCTTTGTCAATACGTTTATTCTCTTCGATTTTCGCAGCAACTGCTTCTGCAGTCATATCCGGCGTCATCTTGAGAATACGCATTGTATTAGCGACAGGAGTATGGTCATCTTTACCAAACGTTTCAGTGAACTTTGCAATCTCTTCACGAATCTTATCGGGCTCCATGAGACTCTTTGTCTTTTCAACGAAAGCCTCAACTTTCTTAACCTTCTCAGGCGTCATACCGATAGTTTTCATGAGAGAATCACGGATGTCGTTGACCTTAGTTCTCTGAATCATAAGTTGCTTATTCTTCTCGAACTCAAGTTCTTCTGTAGTAGGTTCTGCATACTCAGGTTTAAGAGCAGCTGTACCATTTACTGGAAATCTCGGGAGAAGAGCTCCACCACCGGCGTTGCCACCAGCAGCACGCATAAGACCAGTAGTCTGTGTCGCAGGTTTCGTAGTTTCGAGCTGTGGTTCAGCAGCAGGAGCAGGTACATTTTCAGAATCTTTGAATCCCTTTGGAGCTATAGCTTCAGAAATCGCTTCTTTAGCTTTATTGAATACTCTCGGGAGAAGAGCTCCACCACCGGCGTTGCCACCAGCAGCACGCATAAGACCAGAATAAGCATTTTCAGCAGTATTCTTAATAGTCTCTCCAAGAGTACCGTCGTCTATACTCTGTGTAAGCTTATTGATACCGCCAGTAACCTTATTATTGAACTCCTGCCATTTCTTGTAAGTATCGCTCTGTCTAAAGACATCAAGTTTACCACCAGACGCTTTATTTAAGAACTTACCAACACGACCGCCGAAGATGTCGTCGAATCTTGAAATGAATGCTTTATTATGGTTCTCACGATAACCTGTTACAGCATCGTACAAATCGTACTCATTCTGAGCAGCAAAATCATGGTACTGCTTAATAGCATCGTCAAGGTCTTTTTGCTTAGCTTCACGAGCCTGTTTAGCCTTCAATTCTGAAGATATCTCTTCTGAACGCTGGTTACGCAATTCTTTCAGCTTACGTTTTTCATTCTTTCCGAGTGGCTGTGAGTAAACAACGATACCATTTAACAGCAAATCGTAAATCTTTGATGTGTAATTATCTGCTGCATTTGAAACCTTTTCTTTGTCGGCACTCTGAAGTTTTGTCAACTCAAGTTCTTTGATTTGCTTATCAATCTCGGCATTTTCCTTGAGCTTCTTCATGTACTCTTCAGTGTTACGAACGTTCAATCCGCCGTTAGCACCGTTGATATTATCAAGGTTCCACTTCTTGCGTTTAAGGTCTGCAATCTGGTTGTCAATATTTCCTTTGCTAAGCTGCTGAGTCATTCCATATTCTTGAAGTTCAATACCCTTTTCCTCAAGGACACGGTCTCTTGAGGCTCTCGCATGAGATGCGTTGATGTTGAGCTTCTCCAACTCTTGACGAGGCATACGCTTCAGCATTCGTTTGAAGTTCTCTTGTGCAGCTTTATTTACGCCCTTGAATACGAGTTCTTCATTGATATGAGTTGGGTCAAAGTGTCTTCCAGAAGACACGATGTTTACCAGAATCTTATCTAACTCATCTTGGTCTATAATCAATTCCTGCAATCCGAGAGCTTTATTCTCTTTACCAGCATTGAGTATATCATGTTTGGTACCGGACATACTCATCATACCAGCATTACGAATTTCACGGTCATTTTCCTGACGGAGCTGCTTTGCTCCAGTGAAACGAAGATTCTTATAATCAAACGCAAGCTCCTCAGTATGAGAAACTGCAGAGTAAATCTTTGCCAAGTATCCAGGAATAACTTCAGTGATAGCGGTACGAGTAACCATATCGAAGTTTGTACGACGATTTCTTTTCTCAAACGACACTGTTTTATCAGTACCGGTCTTAATACCACTCATTTCAGCAATAGAACCAAGGATTCCTCCTTTGTCCTTCATGTACTGAAGTCCTTTCATCATCATGTCAGGAACGAACGTTTCAAGCCTATCGTTGAGTTTACCGAGAGTTTCTTTGAACGGCATCATTGCTACGGTTCCAGCACCCTTACCGATTAATTTACCAAGTGAAGTTCTACCTCCACCCATAAGCATCATCGGAAGCATATCTTTCATGCCGAGAATCATATCAAGACCCATATTATTGGCAGATTCTTTAAGCTGCTCGCTCATGTGAGAATATAATCCACCAATATCAATAGCTCCTGAAGATGTGAAGTCAGTAATACGTTTAGCACGTGTCTTCTTCGAGTTATCAGAACGCAAAGAATCAAACGTATTTGAGTCACGTTCGAGCGCAATAAGGTCAGTGAGCTGAACTTCCATCTTTTTGACTTTCTCGGTCATCTCAGCCTGTTTCGGAGCAATCTGTTCAGCGAAAATACGTGCGCTCTTATCAACAGACTCAGCAATATGCTGCATAACGTTCATCTTCTCGATGTGGCGCTGGTTATCCAACACAACCTGTTCTTTGAAAAGTTTTACGTTATTGGCAATGAGTTGCGAAGAAGATGAAATGATTGTCTCACGCAGAGCAGTATTGAAAAGCTGCTCTGCATTAATCTTCAGCATATCACCCTTTGTAGCCTGAGGCGTCTTATTCGTAACGATATGCTTATTAATTACAGTAGTTCCACTATAACCACCCTGCTCTGGTTGAATGCCAAAGTTCGGGTCAAGTCCAAGTTTCTCGTTACGCAGACGGGTTTCAGCATCGGTGCTCGGCATAGATGTACTCTTACCAGCACTAACTTGTGTTCCTGTAGCTGCAGGAGTAGATGAGCTAAAGTCGAGGTCATCATTCATCGCCTCGTCATCAAGGGAAGCTGCTGTATCAGCATCAATGGCGTACGCCAAATCTTTACGAATCTTATTTAAGCCAGTATCAAGGTTTGTGATAACGTCTTTTAAGTTCTTTGAACTCTTGATAGTTTTGAACGTCTCACGAACGTTGTCGATAACTCCTTTCTGGAGAACTTCGCCAACTTTATTCATATTCTGGCGTATTACATCGCGCTGGTTTCTCATAGTTTCACGCATTTCATCCATAGAATGACGCGTGTCTGCAGCGGCAGGGAGGTACTCATCCATCTTGCCTACAGCACCCTCAATAAATCCGGATGCGAGGTCTTTGAAGAAGCTATGCTTGGTTTCGGAAGGGGTTTCTTTTGACAAATCCATATCAAAGTCCATATCCATGCCAAAATCGTCAAAATCGTCTTTAGCCATAATTATCCTCCAAAGACACTTTTTAAGTGTTAGCTGAGTGTTTTCGCTAATAAATGAGCAAAGAAACTCGGGAGCCGAAGCTCCCGAGAATTCGTTTGGATAAATTACGACTATTCGCCGTCGCTCTGAAGCTGAACCATACCAACTTCGGATACAAGGTTGTCGTATTGGTTTGCACTTCCTTCGTAATCTCCAGAAGGACCAGCACCACCCTGCATAGGCTCGATGCCTGCTGTCTCGACCGCTGAATCGTCCTCGCTTCTGCTTGCAGAATTGATTGTGATAGGACCGAGGTTGAAGTTGTCGTAGTTGTCTTTGTAGAAGTTGGAAATCTGCAGCATGTTCGCAGCGAACGTGTTGATTGTGTTGTTTTCATGGTAAATACCATTAAACGCCATATCAATGTCCGTAGTGTTATGCTCACCAACACTGTATTCCAAATGAGAGTTCGGAACAGATGTCGGGAATGCAGCAAACCAAAGACATGCAAACTCCAACGACTCAAGACCGTATGCACCACCGGAGTTATCCGTCAATGCATAGAGCATGATGCTCGTATGGTTCACGGCAGAGAATCTGAGGTTTGAACCGTCGAAAACCTTGCCGTGATATGTGCCGTAACCGGAACCGAGGTCTGAAATACCAGTTACCCAGTATTTCGACATGTTGCGGAACAGTCCACCCTGAAGTTCCTGGAACTTCAAGTTGAACTGGTTGTTACCGCGCTTGATACCGGTTGCGACAGTGTATGTCTCAGCCGTGTTGCCATAAGTAATGTCAGTCGTCTGCAACTCGTAGTTGCTCAATCCTGACAAACCACGGCAGTAACGCTCAACCATACGTTGCCAAAGACCGCGCAAGTTAGGCTCAAAGAACACCGGTGACTGGAGACACCAGACGCGACCGTAACCGCCGATGAACGGGTCGATTACAGGAAGCGTATTCTGCGTGACGTTAGGTACGCCCAAGAAGACGTTGTTATCACGCAGATCGTAGACTACAGTGTGGGCATTGGTCCAACCCGTAGTTCCACTCAAGTCAATAGTTGAATCGCTCATACTTTAACTCCTTAGCGTGCCGCCACGATATTGAACTTCCAAGTGTGAATGAAGTCAGTAAACTTCATCTCGATGGTAACAGACGCTGCGTTCTCGTACGCTTCCTGCTGGCTCTGAGATGCGACTACAGTGAGTCTCTCAACAGGACCGTTGCTGATAAGGTACATGAGGTTACGAGTAATCTGCTCCTTTGCTTTTGTCATTGCAATTGACGGAACTTCCTCGAAGCGCAAATCCGTAAGAATCTGGCGCCCGACGTAGACCGCTTCGCAAATACAGTGCGCATTGCGAATAACCGCGAGGTATGACAAACGTTTGTCGTACAGTGTACGTGTAGACATGATTGCATACTGCTTGAGGCGCACTTCTTCAACGTAGTTCATTTGCTTCTTCAGAAGTTCGGTCTTCTGGTCCTCATCAGGATACCAGTTGAGAGAACTCATCGTAGCAACGGCACCTTTCTTCGTACCCGCCATCAAGCGGTTCGGACCTTCCGTATTTCGGAGATTCGGAAGCTTGTAAGCAATGTCGAAGCAGTAGGTAACGTCGATATTACGTTTAGTGTAGATATCGTATGCAACGCCAGCCTGAGGCCACAATGACGCGTTCCAGTCGTAGAAACCGGTGAGATACAAATCACGGAAGTTCTTAGCTGCCTGTACAGAAGGTGCACCTGAGCAGTCAAGATATGCTACAACATCGAGACGTTCGCGGCAGAAGTAAACCATCTGCTTCTTGACATCAGGGGTATTTCCAGCGTCGATGACACAAGAAATCTGATACTTGTACGGCGAAATGATGTTCGGGTCAATCTTACCCGCATATGCGTCATACAGAAGGTTGTCTTTCACAACCTGAATCGCCGCTTCAACCTCTTTCTCGGTCTTGTTGGCAACGCCGTTGATTGTGTACGGCTTGTCTTCGTCTTCCGGGTTCGGAGTAAGATAGTTATTCTTATCCAAGCTACCGTCAGAACCGTTCATGAGGTACTGCTCAGTGCGGAAGTCCATGTCTGGAACTCCTGCAGTTTCCATAGCAGCTTTCTCTTCTGCAGTCGGGTCGAGGAATCTCTTGTAAGAGTTTCCTTCCCGGTCAACCAGTGTGAAGAAATCAACAAAGCGAGCATCATCGCCAAGCTTCGGAATTACTGTATTCGCAGGAACCTTTGAGCAGGTAACCGGTGCAATGTATTTACCGAAGAGTTCGAAGAGCTTATTATACTCTTTCTCGTCTGTGTAGACGCCGATGCCTGTAAACTCTTTCTGGTAGTCCTCAGACTTCACGACAGTGTCGATGAACTCTGACTGCAAGCCAGTAGAGTCTGTTGCGCTCGGGTTAAACGAAATAGAATACGGTGTTGTCTTTTTCTCAAGGTTGCCGTTTTCATCGCGCTTGTATACGGTATAGAAATAGCGACGTGAATCCTCAAGGTCTTCCTCACGAGTCTGGTCGAGTGAAAAAGTAAGACCGTAATCATTGCCGAACTTACCAGCGCCGTTAATCTTGAAGATTGTGAGGAAGTGGTTTGTCCACCCTTCGGTGTGAAGTTTCTTCATATCCTCAGACGCAGCCGCATAGTTTGTAGGTGTGTTGAGCTTCTCAGCCTCGCTCTTAATAGTAGCCATAAGCTGCTTGAGCATGAGGTTCTCAGACATCGACATAATGTCGTTAGTGATAAGCTCAGGAGGAATTGGTGTGAACGTTGTGCTGATGCGCAGCGCCGTTGTTCTGTATTTTGCACAGAACTCGGTGTCGTTGTCTTCCTTTCCACGCTCTTCACAGTTAAGCGAAGTATCTTCGGCGTTCGGGTCTGCCGTATGGAACGGACAATCCACGGTATAATTCGCCACGTGTTTTGTACGGACGTTAAGGACAGCAAATGCAGGACGAGCATCATTTGCGGTGAGGCGAAGTCCAAGGAGCTTTCCGCCACCTTTCAGCCATTGAATGGCATTGTATATATGCTGTCCATGAGTAGTGATATTCGGATTACCATTCTCCCTGACGAACTCCGTCTCCTTATCCCAAAGGATAACGTGGTTATCCTCTCCGGATGTAGAGAAGTAAGGCTGGAACAGGATGAACCCTACAGGTACATTAACCTCTTCCTCGACAATAGAATTGTCGATTATTTTCGTCACAATGCGGGAGTGAATATAACTGGTTGCAACTTCGGTTGCCATACTATTCACCTCTCTTGATAGTTAATTGAGACATATCATCACAGATACTCTAACGTTTCGAACCGTTGAATATACATAATGACCCTGACACTTGTGGTTAAAAGCGTGTTGATTTACGACCCGCTCATTTTCTGCACTTTTTGTGGAAAATAAACCAAATATAACATCACTTTACTTTGGGAGGAGTAAAATGAAAACTCGTATTGCCCTTATCGTTTCTACGCTTACTATTATGGTATGCGTAGGTTTATTAACGTTCGTAGTTGCGACAGCTCCGTCTTCGCAACCGCAGTATTCCGGAACTATCGTTGAAAGATGGGAACAGTTTGCAGACTTCAAGGTAACCAAAGAAGACCCGATTCTTAAGCTCATTCATGAGCAGAACTCGGTAACAGACGCCATGGTATTGAGAGTAATGAACGACGTCGAAACGGATTATATGCCAAGAGCATTATACGTTGATGATGAAACTCAGTTTCTCGACGTCGATTGGTACATGGCTTATGTAAAGTATGAACTTGAAGTTGCGAAGGATATGACACATATCGTAACGTATGAAAAGTACACAGAGATTTGTGGAGTTTGGAGAAAAAAGATACCGAGCAAGTTTTTATACGCTATCGTAAATGAGTCATTGAAACAGGACGTTCCTATCAACTACATCTACGCGATTTCGAAAATCGAGACTGTCAACTATGAGTTCTTCGAATCTCTTGTAACCAATAAGAATGGTACAACTGATTTTGGTCTTATGGGTATTAACTCATGTAATATTGACCCGAATACCGAGAACGGTCGCCGATTCTTACAAACTCACTTCTATTTCGATAATGAGTACGAGGCATTCGATAGAGACAATCAGCTGCATATTCTAAAGCTTGGTGTAAACTATATCAAATGGCTTGTAAGTTACACTGGAGATTTCTCATCTGCTTGTAAAGCATACAATGGCGGATTAACTCGTTTACTTAAAAATAAGACGCCCGCAGCATCTATAAGCTATTCAAGAAAAGCTGTTCGATTGGCATCTGAAGTTGGTATGACTACCATCGAAGATGATTGTTTCGCAAATATAAATTTACTCGCAGAAACCAGTGATGAAATCAACGCTAAAATCGAGCATGATAAGTCCATGGAAGAATTCTACAAGAATACACAATTTGCCGAACTTAACTCTGCAAATACACCTATGGAGCATCCTATTCTTACAGGGCATATGCAGAAAATACTCATCAGACAGGAAGATTATTACACAACTCTGAACGCTTTCATCAGGGTTGCATAAAAAGAAACAGAAAGCATTTTTGGATTATCCTGAAGTCGAATTAAGACAAACTGGAGGCACTCGCCTCCAGCATTTTCGTCTTAATACTTCAGGACATCCTCAATAGGTGAGTCTGCTTCTTTTTTGTGTTTTCTGTGATTATTAATACCGACAGTAACTGCTTGTGTGATATCTTGGAACGCAATAGCACCGAATGTCGAACTTACCTGAGGTACCTGAGTCATCTTGATAAGCTTCATATCTTCGGTACTGATTTGCCCAGTTTTATTTACAATCATGCGGTATGGAGTGTACAAGTCTTCTTTCGAGCGACATTGAGCTGCAATGAGAAGTTCCATAGCTGTAGCAGATACAGGAATATCCATACCGTTAAGAATACAGCAGTCGATGAGGAGTGAAACAAACTCATCATAACGTACACAATTCGGAACGAAACCGCCCATGATCATTTTCATAAACTTTTCGACAGTCTTAGCATTCTTCATAAGCATTGTATTCTCAATGAATACACTGTTCTTTTGGAATCCGAGTACGCAATACTTCATCTCAGGCTCACCCTGAAGAGACATTGTCTTTTTTGAGATTGAACTTGGAATCGTCGTAATCATCATTGGGAGCATAAATCTTGTAATATAGGTAGGTTTAGTATCAGCGATATTCTGAACTCCGGCTTTTGTCCAGATATGCATTTCGAAGATTCCAATAGTATGAACTTTCTGACCATCAAGTTCGGTATTACGTTCAATATCAGATTCGTCGATGTAAATCTCCATATATTCGCCGATAAAACGTATAGAGTTATCGGCTAACTTTTCAAAACAAAGTTGCATTGGGATCTTAGAAAATGGAGCATTTTGTAGTGTGGATTTTCTCACTTCACTCTTAGAAGTAACGTGAGCCGCTTCCATAGCTAATGCTAACTGTGAAATCGGAAGCTTCGTGCGGTTTGTATTTTCATCTATAACCATAATATCCTCCAACGAATTATTCCAGTGTTTTCAGGCAAAAATAACCCACGCTGGAGTGCGTGGGTTATTTATCAATGAGTTGCGATTAGTGTTTCAACCATACAATCTCATTGATGTAAGCATTGCGGAAGGTTTCAAGTATCCACTCGGTTTCTTCCTTTGTAACCTCAGTGTAGGGTACAGTACCAAAGCAATCGCGCCCATATTTCTGGGCTTCGAGTTCAATTACAATTGCTGCAGTAGCAGTCGTTGAGATAAGCTCGAAATATTCACCATCTTCAAAGAAAGTTGGATATGCACTTCGGATTGCAATAAGCTGCGGAATGAATGCATCTCTCATACATTCCTTGAAGCTACCGCTAGGGATGCGGTTCACTTTAGGATACTTTGATGCATAATTTACACAAAGTTTTGCACCATCTTTCATGGCTTTTTGGACGAAGTCGAAGAACCCTCTAAGAGCCTTTCCTTGTGCCAATAATTTTTGCACCTTAACTTCGTGTTTGCGGTCAGCTTCCCAATCGAAGGTATACTGCTTTGTGTAGCGAGCAAAGGCATCTTCGTCAAATGTATCTGAAAATCCAGGTACACAGTTGAGCGTCTTAAAGAGACTTTCAAAGAAGTCTCTCAAACTGTCAGGCGTTCCTCCATCCTCAAACTCAGCTATGAAACCAGTTCCACCACATAATTCATTTGTGCGTGCGTTGTTTGGGTCGGTGTCGATAGTAATCATAGCGCATACCTTTTCTTTATCAGAATCAGTAAGTGAATCTGATTGTACATCGACAGTAACAGGTTTCTTGAAATTCTTCAAATGCCGCAAGAGCATATGAAGAGCCTCGTCGGTTGTGCTTTTATGCACGCCTACTCTAAGAATCATTCTTTCCATATGATTCCTCCTATAACGAATTAGCGCATGTTTCTTTTTCTATAGCACCATAAAGATAATATATACTACATATAATCAATAAATGTGATTTACCAGAACTTTTATATAACGAAAGGAGTAACCATATGGGTAAAAATCATCTCATATTTATTGCTGTTACTAATAATACTCCTGATGATTTATTAGTAGAGCAGATTGAATATTGTACTAGTGGACAAGTGAAATGCTTGTGTGACGTACCTGAAGACGTCATGAAGGAACTCTATAGAGTTCAATCGTCAAAGGAGAGACCTCATTCGTTCTTTAAGAGAATGCTAATGTGTATTGAGAGTTCAGAGAAGCATAAAGTCGATGAGACCGAAGTTAAAGCGGCTATTGAAACTATTGCTAGATTTAAGACTCAGAAAGAAGAGAGACGTAAACGTCGTTCAAAGAACGCTGCTAAACGAGCGCGTTCACTTTTCAAAGATTAATAAATCATCACACAAAACACTGGCACCCATATGGGTGCCAGATATTTTACACTCTCAAACCTTTGATGAATGTACGCATTCCATCAGCTTTATTTGACGGAATAATCTTGAGTGTATTGAATGTCTCAAGAATCGTGTCGTTCATAACGGCTTCCTGCACTGCGGTATATTTGTCCTGCATAGAAAGCGGGTCGTCACCACTCTCCATTTTAAGTGCGTTAGCTGCCATCTTACGTTTAGCAATCTTCAACACAAGTGCTTCGAGAACGTTGTGTGATTCCTGAGCGACCTGTACCTGCTCTGATACGCGGCGACCAATCTCAAACTTGATGGAGTTATTGATTTCGCCGAACTTCTGGAGTGTAGAAGAATACTTGTTGTTCGATGCGTTGTTGACTTGCTTGAAGCGGTCATAAGTGAATGATATTTTGTCACGAACTTTCTGGAGTTCTTCCATGTTATTCGCAGACATTGCACGCGTCATCTCGGCAGCATACTTCTTGCGAAGTTCGGCGAATTTCTCATCGCCAGTATTGAACGTATGCTTATTTTTCATAGCAAACGTTGTGGCGTCCTCAACAGCACGTTCAGTTTCAGGGTCAACCTGAACTGTATTTACTGCCTGAGAACTAGCATCTCCACCAAGGTCGTCTCCTTCATTAGTAGTACTACTACCTCCAGTATCAGGAGCCATAAGCGGAGGCTGGGTATTTGCACCGTTTGCTGGCTGTTGAGAACCATCGGTTTGATTATCAGTAGTCTGAGTCGGCTGTTCTCCGCCTTCACCACCAGCAGCTGCTCCAGCCTGATTCTTAAGTTTGTCAAGGTCATTCTGTGCAGACGCGGTGTCGCCACCATCAGCGTTACCTTCTCCGTTGTTGTCGGTCTGACCAGGCATTGTATCCGTATTCGCAGCAGCAGCACCTTCATCACCACTGCTATTAGCGTCAGGACTAGTGCTGTTTGTATCACCGCTTCCGTTACCGTTTGAATCAGGATTATCATTGGTTCCACCAGCGTTCGGGTCACTTGTGTCAGCAGACGGTTTTCCATCTTCAACCTTGTTTGCAGAGTCAAGATTTTCTTTTACGCTCGCTTTCGCATCATTGATTTTCTGCGCGTTCTCTTTGTACTGATTGATGTCAGAGTTCACCTTATTTTTGATTTCGGCGATGACATCCTCGTTCTCAATAATGAGCATCGTAGCAAGGTTACTATACTGATTTGCCAGCACTGAGTTCTGCAGATTCACATTTGCACACTCATTCTGCAGAACTTCCTGAAGACGATTACCATCATTACCGCAGAAGCTCATAATACGGTCAGGGTTAAAACGCCAATCAGTTTCAATTCGTGCACATTCACAAGCACATTCCCAAATCTCCTGAATGAAGGTAGGAACTTCATTTTTCTCACAAGCCTTTGTAAATGATTTGAGATTGTCTTCGCAGTCTTCAAACATGGCGCGAATCATCCCGTAAGACGCTCTGCGTACGTTTGAATTACTGACAACTTTATCGTCGAGAGGGCAAGACTCAAGACAGATTGTATTAAGCGTATTGCAGAAAAGCGAGCGTTTTAAGGCATCTTCGAACTGCGCACGACAAGCATACGCAGCTTTGGCGATGTCTTGATGATTCACAACACTTGGAACGTCCTTCGTGATTGTACTACCAGATACTTTCTGGAATCCACTCATGATAGGATTCTGCATTGCGCCTTCCATACGCATCTGAAGCGCAGCATTGAAGTTTTTGATACCTTCGTATTCTTTTTTCCTCTGCGCTGCAACGTCAGGATTGAGCGCAGGTTTCTTTGTCTCAGTTGATGTATCTCCAAAGAAATTACTCATCATTCATCTCCTTATATAGTGAAACGACGTTTACGTCGATGTTTGGCGTTAAGATAATCGTCCCATCTGCGCAGAACGCATCTTTATCCAATGTCTGAGCAACGGTGATGTACTCAGGGATTTCACTCCCATTTTCATCGTTATCCTCATTCTGAACGGTCTGTACTTCAGAAGATTCTCCATTGATACTATCGAACTCAATGTATTCAATGTCGTTGTACAAGTTTTTGATGTACTCCAGCATATCGTACATATAGAGGTTACCAGTATCGGCAACTGCTTGCTGAAGATAACTTACGATGGAATTTTTTATTTCAGACACGATTGAAGTATCATTGTCCTTAATCGTATTCTTGAAGCGAACGTTAATCGAGATTGAAATATCAAGATTCTTGAGTCTTGAGAACTGGTTTTTGTAGCCCTGAACGTACTTCGAAGCAGGACCTACTGTGTTGTAAATCGAGCAAACGATTTGGTTATTCTCAATGAACTTCGAAAGAACCTTATCCTTGATTGTCTGGATTGTATTCGAGAACAGCGTGTACATCATTTCGCGAGTTTCATTATCCAGAATTGCCGTTATAGAAACGAGCGGAACGTTCGCCAGGATGAACGTAGTTTCAGGATCTTTAGCCAAGATAAGATTACCGTCTTTATCGAACTTATCAAGAATTGGTTCGCCTGCGTAGTGAAGCACAATTGGTTCCATCATACCAGAAGAGTTTTCACGGTACATAATTTCACCAGCGTTATGGAGAATAATGAAATCTCCGTTAGCGTCGGTGTCATACATACCATTTTCATCCTTCTTGTATTCAGTCTTCTCATATCTCTGATAAATGTCATTTGAGTATTTGAAGTATTCGCCAGCTGTCTTAATAACGTTAAGACGTGTAGCGAAGATGTCAGAAACGTTCTGGACAAAGTTAATCTCATCTTCGGTTTCGAAGATATCAGAAACGATAAAGAGGTTATTCTTTTCGTCGTCTGTAAGAAGATGTCCAGATTCTTCGTTAGTAATCTCAAAATCAGGCTGGTAAATGACGTTTACACGTAACTTACTACTGAATGCAAGACGCTGCGGTGCAGACGGCTTAATCTTTCCATCCAAGAACGTTGATTCATCAGTAGGGACGATGTAAGTATATTCAGGATTGTCAGGGTCTTCGACCGAATCAATGTAAATCCAGTCTTTTGCACTAATCATATCCTGAGTTCTCAGGCGTGAACTGAAGTAGATTTTATTAGGAACTTCTTCATCGACCCACATTTGTTTGAGTGAGAAGTATCCGAACGAAGAACCGTCAGACTTCAAGAACTCAACCTTCAAACGTACAGGGAAGTTTGACATATCGTCAGTTTCAAGGAACGCGTTATAAATTGTGTCTGATACTGACAATGCACAAGTAACCTCGTAGTAATTGTCAAGAATTGACTTGCGAACTACTGAAATCGAGTTTACACTAAACTTCTCGTATGAGTTGGTGTTATTGTACTTGAATACTGTGGTTGCTGATGTATTAACGCACACGTTATATAACGCCGCCATATACGGATTCTTAAGAACTCGGATAACGAACGGACACATCATAAGCATTCCGCCGTATTTCTCATACCACTGGTAGAGAACCGTCCAGTTCTTATTCTTGAGGGCTAATGTTGGTGTGAGATTATCGGTTTCCAAACCGATTTTTTCTATGGTCCACTGGGAGTTGTAATCTGCTATAAACTTAACTACGTTGTGAACAGGAACCTGCACGGTTTTCAAAACGTTCTGATTGAATTCGTTTACATAACGATATCCAATAGTAACCGTAGTCTTTTCAGTGTGGTTTACAAAGTAGAACTCTGTACCAACGTTTTGAACTGCTGGCATTTCAAGATACTGAATTGTAGGAAGCTTACCGTCTTCATCTGGGAACTGCGAGTCATCTATCGCAAGCGGATCTTCTGCGTTGACAAGAATCCACTTATTAAGGTTCCACTTTATTCTGTAGCGGAAACCTTTTTTGATAGTAACGCGGTTTAAGACTTCATCATCGTAACCTAAATTAAGTTTCACCAAAACGTCGTTCGTATTTGACATCAGGTAGATTTCGACTGTATTTGTAGTCTTATAGTTTCCGAGTTTGAACTCATTTACATTTTCGCCATAGAAACAGATTGTCTCGTTGTCATAAATACGGTTTGATTCAAACTCCATATTGTCTGCAAGAACCATAACTGCTGTTTCAGCACCCTTATTGTCCAAAAACTCAACGTTATGAGATGAACCTACAGACATTCGGTAAGCATCAGTCTTTGCTGTTGAAGTTGTCTCGATAGTTTGCGGTTGTTTACACACAAACCTTGAGATATTCTCCGACTCAGCGTCATCTGCCAACCAGAACTGGAAGACATCTGATGATGGAACTCCAAGAGAATCAGTTTCATTGAACTTCTGGAGTTCATTTACACCAACCTGAATCTCAGAGGTGCGTCCGGGAAGTGTGAAACCTTTTGCTTTATTCTGCAGCAAAGCATAAGTAACGAATTGACGCATGAGGATATCATCCCGCTGCTTTACGATATTGAAACCGTATTGCTTGATGATTCTTAGCAAGTCTTTATCCGAAATGATAACTTCACGTGAAGCCTTAAAACTAATTACGCGCTGACGAATAGAATCAATCGTCGGCATATCTTCGCCACCACTTGATGTAGAAGACGCCAGCTGAATTGCAGGAGTAATTCCTGAGAAAGCTGCTTCGTACACTTCGCCAGAATCCTGCTGCAATAGAATCGCTACATCTGAAGAAATGTAATTAAAGTTGCCATCCTTACCATTCGTAGTGTAGATATTGATAAGGAATTGGTTATTGATTTCGGGATGCCACTTGTTTGACGCATTCGGAAATGAGATTTCAATTTTTTGGTCGCCCAAACGGTAGTAAGCAATCTTCTGGTCTTTTGACACAAGCATACCGTTGTAAATATTCTCAAGCTTCGTCCAGCTCTGCTTGTTATTCTGTCTCCAGAAGACTTCAAATCCTGCAAGCTGATTTTCGTAGTCATACTCGAAGATATCAGTTGCGTTTGCACGTCCGAGGAATACCTGACGCTCTGAAGTAAGCTTAACCTGATGAGCACGTACTTTGAATACATAGTATTCCATCCCGTCAACGACCTGAATGACGCCAACGATATACGTTGAGTTCACATCAGAGAATTGATTAGGATTGGTAAGCACGTACTTACAAGAGAAGATAGACTTCTCAGAGTTTTGAGTTTTCTTATACGTTATGTCTACTGGATAGTCCAGCATATACACGTAGTTATCAAGGATGAAGTGCGTTTTTGCACTAAGTGTAATTTTGGAGTAAGCGCCTCCAGATACAGGGATAGCGTGGTCTACTATATCTGAAGTAGGAATACCAATCAAGATATCAATCGCTGCCGGTTTAGCAAAGAACTCATTGATTTTACAGCTTGCTGCTTCAGTATAAATACTGTCGTCAAACTTCGCAGATGCAACAAAGATTTCTTTACCACGAGTTACACTCTCGAAGTAAGCATCTTCGATAGCATTTGCGTTCATATCAAGAGTTAAGCCGATAATACCGGCATTGAGTGGACTAGGTTCAGCACCATCTGTTCTTGAACTATCGAACCTAGCTCTCAATGTATCTATAAACTTAGCCTTAAGATTCGCTGAGGACTTTCCATACTCAGTAATATCAAGCATATCGGTCACAGCCATAGCTTTTAACCTCCTATTTTATAATCCAAAACGATATTCTGGTGAAATACGTTTTTGCCGTTTTGATGGGTCTGAACCACTGTAAGAAGATGCAATAGTAGATTCTCCGTCAAGAGTTCTGTATACAAGATGTCCGTTCAAGATATACGGATGACCAAACCAAGCATTCATTTCATTTGGTATAAGTATTCTGAACTGCGCACCAGGTTCACTTGACCCGTTGCGATATGTCTTTGAAGTTGGATGATATTTGTACTCTCCAACAACAGGATTTCCGTTATCATACTTACCACGACCGTACAGTTCGGTTGTATCTTTGAGCTGAATAGTTGAAACACCGTTCTTGTCATCGTAGTATTTTTCTTTCCATGCGCGAACTTTAGAGTTCAATACACGAGGTCCTGGAGTCAACGCGCCTTTCTGGTTACCTAAGCTATAAATAGCACGGTCTACCAACCAGTTAAAATCATTGAGGATTTCAGGGTTATTAACCTCAGGATGATTGTACTTGAATGGAATCGAGATTTCCGGGTCTACTGAAGAACCGCGTTTGCTTGGTATGAGAGAAGAAATTGGAATATTTACGGGCCACGCACCAGTAAGACGACCATAGAGTTTAATTGTATAACCATCCATACCAGTAACGAACCAGTAAATAGAACACATGTAATCGTAAATACACGGTTTAATACTTTCCTCGATACCCGCGTTCATAATACCCTTTGTGACAAGATCAATATAAAGCGTCCAGAAATCAATCAAACTTGTCACGCCCATATTTGCGGTCTCGTAACAGGTAAGAGTTACTTCACCGCCCATTTTTGAGTCAGTATACCCAGATGCATCAGACGTTTTATGACCCGCCATATCGCCATCATACTCGTAAGAGTCAATTCCAATATCCTTGATTCCTTGAATTGATGTAGTAAGGTTTGAAAGCAAAGGAATGAATGGTGTAGCACCAACTCCACCATAACCAGAGTTTCCGTAACCAGTACCTTGCATCGTACCCCAACGATGAAGGTTATTTGCGGCTGCGGCAGCATCATTGTTTGATGGGGTCGCTCCCATTGTAAAGAACGGGTTATCCCAATCCATAGGTGCATCACCGGCACTTTTATTATTCCAATCGAAATGTCCACCTACAATTTCGCCATCTACAGTATCTTCGACCCATGTAGGAATAGGAACTCGGTTTCTTAGAGGACGATCACCTTTATTAGCTTTCGCTGTAATTTCAGAAGGGTCGAATCCTGGACGACAAAGAGAACCGAGAACCAAACATCCTTCTTCGGTAAGACAAGCTTGCATGAACTTTGTGCTCATCTTGAGATTTTGTGGAGCTAAAAAGAGATTTGGACGTGTTACAAATACGTGAAGATTACCAGTAACGTTAGGGTTGAAATAATCAAGACGATGTAAAGAGTTATATGCTCTGTAGTAAGCCGTATCATCTGGATATCCACCACCTGCAGAAGCAATAGCTGCACCATATAATATGCTAGTCTTCTCTTCAAGCGTTTTCCTTCTGGATTCTTCATCTGCCGGAGTTTTTGCTTTTGTCTCTGATTTGCCAGTAAGTGAATTGATTGCATTCTGCGCTTCATCAGTAATTTTACCTTCAAGACTTTCGGTACCTTCATAAAGCATAGAACTTGGCATTTTACAACCTCCATTTATGAAACATAAAGATTACGAGTTTGTTTTTCCTTGTATTTTTAGGGATTTTCTATTGAGATATACATCATAAACTTGAGGTAGTAACATGAAAGACGATTTCAAAGACTTCGAGCCTATCAAAGAAGACGCCGAGAAACTTAGTTACAAGGCTATTCAAGAGGCAAAGAAGATGATTGAGGAACGTTCATTAGAATTAATGAACGAGATGAATCACATTATGAATCTTGAGATTGCGAGTGCAAACGCAGCTAAAGAATCGTACTCTGTGATGATGCTCATGCAGACAAGTTGGGGAAGAGAGTTCATGAATAACCAAATGACTCCTGCAGCCATGTGGCTTCCGAGAGGAACTCGAAGATTCTCTGACATCTACAATGCAAATCATGCTGGAAATACTTGCATGAGATTTCCGGTCATGTGTGGTGTACGTTTCAGATAAGATTCATTATGTTACCAAAATAGACAAGGGACGAATCCCTTGTCTATTTTTTTTCAAAAATCGCAATAATTTATGTTGAAAAACAAACTCGTAATTCTCGCAGAAAAGGAGAGTCTTATTATGGAACTGCTATATCTTGATGAATATGACAATGACCCTGAGAGAACTTCCAATTTTAAGGATACTACAATAGACACGTTCGGAACCGCGGATGAGTGTGCTAACGCTGTAGCATTTGCAAATCCATTTACTTACGGTTCAGCTTTGGTAAACGAGAACGTCATGAGTTCTATTGAGTTCCCTCAACCTCAGGGTGCATTACATAAGAAAGCTCCAGATACTGCTGATGATGCTGGGGTTACTGGAGATACGGTAGATTATTCTACTCTTGAAATCGGCAAACGTGGTGTTTTGAATCCGTTGTGGCAATATAATGATTACGCAGACCCGAGAACTGCTGGTCAGAGTGGTGTAAACTTTGGTCGTGTATACAACTCAGAGATTCGTCCAAACGATATGATTGTATTCATGCAACCGGGTATGCCAAAGTTCGGCGCTGGTGGATTCCTCGGAGGTATTCTCGGAAATAATAAGTTCAGTGCATTACAAAAAGCCATTGTCAGCGAAAGCTTGTATAAGAAATCAGAGTTTGATATCGGTTCATTAGCAAAGGAAATGGTTGATATGTCTAATAATCGTTCAAACCCGATGAAATTTTATGACTTTCAGCCTTGCTGGACAAAGTACCGTAATTACGTTGCTGGTATCACGGAAGAGCTTTTAGTTCGTCTTGGTCTTGATGAATACTACGAAGAGCAAGGATACTTTGAACGTGATGACGGTAAGAACGTTGACATTCTCACACGTTTCCAATCTTACTACTCGTTTGCAAACAAAATTCTTTCTTCACAAGACACCCAACTGAGTCACTCAAGCTTCATACCAATTCGCGTTGAAAAGTCGTCTCAGATGTCTGAAAGCTACAATAATGAGATCGGTGAATCAATGATTAAAGATACTATCGTCGGTAATGATAAGATGGATATGGCACGTGAAGCTATGTATCTTACTCAGAGTAAAGGTGGAGAGTCTCATAGTATTTCTGAGCATTTAATTGGCGGAGCAACTTCAATTATTTCTGGAGCTGAAAGTGCTTTATCTGTAGTTTCTTCTGGAGCTGCAGCAATCTTGAAAACTGGTGGCAATCTTCTATTTCCACAGATTTGGAAGAATTCTACAATGTCTCGAAGTATATCACTTACGATTAAACTTCATGCTCCACTTGGAGATTTGATTACATACTACGAGAACGTCCTGTTCCCGTTAGCTTGTATTCTTGCGTTCTGCTGGCCCGAGCAAGTCGATTCTGCAGTTTACGCATCGCCTCCGCTTATCAGACTTCGGTCTCGCGGATGGTTATCTTGTGATATGGGTATGGTTGAATCTGTATCAATTCAGCGGTCTACTGATAAGAATGACTGGACGGTTCATCGCTTCCCACGTTCTATCGACGTTACTCTCAATATTCGTGACATGTTCGGAACGATGGTAATGTCACTCATGGGTGGTGAAGGTCGCAAATATGCTGGGCACTACAATACTCCGTTGTCTGATTATCTCAACTGTCTTGGTGGCCTTGATACATTCACATGTCAGGACTTCCCACATAAAATTAAGAACTGGATGAAACGTTCTGGTCGTAGTTGGAAACGTCTTGTAGATCCACTCTATTGGGATAATGCTGTGGCAGGAGCAATCTCCAAGATACCCGGAACGAGGTTCCCTCTTGAGTTCTTTGCTAAATAAGTATGGACATTAAGATATGGAATCTTTTAACAGACAAGCTTACGTTGACAACGTAAAAAAGAAATACAATATCACTGATGACGAGGAGTTTCTGTTTCGTGCAAGACATGTGAACTATGCGACCAGAGCATATGTCATTCCAATTACCGTTCTTACTGAGCCTATACCATACCGGCAAGTTCGAGTAAATCCAAGAACGATGACAATGTATGTGCCCGACAAACAGAAGATGGTTGCGAATATACGAGACCTTATGTTGAGTGAACTTGGTCCGGACTGTTTCTTAAATGGGTTCTTCCCAAGATTTACAGAGACTATAGTTCGCGCAAGGTTTTATATACCAACTCCGAAGTCGTTCAGTCGTGAAGCCAAATATCTCGCAGAATGCGGGATTCTCAGACCAATCGTTATACCAGACACTGACAATATTGAGAAGATTGTAAATGACGCAATTAAATCATTCATTATATACGATGATGCTCAGATTGTCACTGATGTAACTGAAAAGTTTTATTCAGAAGTGCCGAGGTACGAGTTTGAAGTCATCTATAATGCATCTCCGTTGGAGATTGTCCATAAGAATACTATAAAGCAGCGTAGGGAAAAATGGAAAACTATACTGGAAAACAAGGAGCACCCAGCTCCGGTGATACATCACCTGAAAAAATATTTCAATACGTTGACTTAGCATACCGCCGATGGATAAACGTTGATAACGGGTTCTACACAATCGTGCAGATGCTCACAGATATCGTTCCATCTACAGTCCACTTTTCATTATTTACTACAGTGAACTGTGGAAATCGCGTGCAAGCATGTCATACTGAAGATTATCTTAACTGCGGGATAATTCAGATAGCCCCTTCAAAATATCTCATTAATGAGATGAATCTCAAAGATGGTCATCGGATTAACTTCAATGAACTAACTATGATTAACGGATATCTTTATAATGAGATTACGTTTCAGATATTACGTGAAGTTGAGGCGCATCTGATGAATAAATATAAACCGAAAATCACTTCACAAACAGCAGCAAAAATCTACCACAACTATGTGATGACTACGCTTACAAAGCGTATCTGTGGTGTACCAAATCTCCCTCAAAAGAGATTTGATATCATTGTCCAAAAATAATACTACGGAGGATAATATGGTTGTAAATAACTCTAAAGTTGGAGAGTATTATAAGCAGACGAACAACGAAAGGTTCCCTGGTGTGTCTTGTTTTCCAACTTCAATGATTAATGCATGTGCAACTGTCGGTCTTTTGAACTTTCCAAAACCGAAATGTAAAGACCAGGCGAAATACTCTCAGCCGGAAGATCAGTACGATTGGTTTATCCACTCAAAAGAAATTACCGATTGGGCGGATTCACAGAAAGACATCGTAGACTTCATCAATCAGGACTACGACTATCGTGAAATCTACCGTGTTGAAGAGTATGCGATGAATCAGTGGTGGGGTAAGGACGTATGTAAGTTCATTGGAAAAATTACTGCGGACGGTGTTAAAGACGTTATTTCACAAGGCGGAGCGTTCGTTACTTCAGGACGTTTCTGTAAGTTTGCACACGTAGTTTGTGTCGTCGGTTTCATTACCGAAGACAAGAACTCGAAACTTACGCATTTCATCGTAGATGATTCTTACGGCAATCCGTTGAAGAACTACAAACCGGTTGGTTACGATGGCGATGACGTCATTGAACCTTTCGACTATTTCTGGAAAGCCACTGAGAAGGCTGGCGGTAACCACTTTGGTATCGTCTTCTTGCCGAACGGCAAAATCTACAACGCATAAAAGATGTCTCCGCCCTAGGGCGGAGACTCTTATTTACTCGTCATCTACGAAGTCATCACCGTGGATTTCATCGAATCTACGGTTAAACTCATTGACAAATGCATTTACCGAATCTTCAAGACTTATTTCATTCTCTCCAATCTCAGGAAGTACCGAGTGGTCTTCCATTTTGACATTACGTTCACCTTTAGCATATTTATCGTAGATTCCACGAATCTTCTCTTTTAATCCGGCAACGAGCTTGTTACCGTAAAGCATAAAGAAAATTGATGTTACCATACGAGCATTTACTGAAATCGGCGAAAGCAATGCATCAATAGGACGTTCTGGATGATTCAAAGGATACGGAGTGAGTTCCTTCGGAAGCGTACGATGAATTGTCGTCTTCATAGAACTCTGGAACGTTACTTTATCTCCAGCTCCTGGATAGTCTGTGTACTTCTGGAAGATTTCGATAAGCACTTTCCCAACAGGACAGAACTCTCCATCAAGTTTACCCTGACTGTTTGGTGTAGATACACCTACGTGGTCGGTAATAATTTCATCAGGATTTGAAGCTCCATACTGTTCAATAACCTTCAAACGGTCTTTGATTTTCTTGTCGTAGCTCTTGACGAGTTTAGCAACCGAATCACTCATCTCGCCGTAAGGAACGGTGTAGTAAATCTTGATATCGTGGATTACACCTGAGCATTTAGCTTTCGGTGTTCTCTTATAGATATCTTCGATTCCATCGTAGAAATCCTCATCTGTAGCGTTCGCTGCAATGATTGAGTTGAGCTCTTCATCAGATGCATCCTCAAATACCATCAACGGGTCGCCGCATTCAACGTGGTCTCCAGGACGTACACAAGAAATCAATCTCGCTTTAGCGTCAATTACGATTTTCTTCGGCAAGATAACTTGCGTACTCATCTTTTCAGAGATACGTGTCGAAATCATCGAAGAGTCTTCATAGGTTGAATAACTCATGATAATAGCAACGTTTGCCAAAACTCCCGGACAATATTCAGGATGACTTGGGTCTCTCGTCGTTGTGAAGTACGACGGATTACAAGCAAGCATATCGTTTTTCTTGAACGAGTCACCTTTCTTGAACTTAAAGTCTCTGCGAGCTTCGATATACATCGACATACCGCCATTGCGATGCTCGCGGTCTTTAATATCAATGGTTTCTTTCGTTCCGTCTTTGTACTGAACGATAGCAATACCAAGATTCTCTTTATCTAAGAAGATAACTTTACCATCCTGCTTTGCAACTACTGAGAAGTCATTACTCGCCATGTACGGAAGAACTTTCTCAACGCCGTTACCAATCATCTGCGGGTCGGTATCATTTGATGGCATCAAGTGTTTTGTCTCTTTTGTAACGAATGCCAAGCGTTTCGGATCGTCGTGGTCAATAGCAAATGGAGCTGTAAGCTCAGAAGCTGAGCCGAGATTTCCGTAGTCTACGCCTTTAGACCCAATCTCTTCACCGTTTTCAACGAATCCAAGAAGATTGATAATTTTCGGATTCATACTCATATAACGAGTAATACCGACACTTGAAGAATCAGGAGAAGATGCTGCAACCGTACCAATCATTGACTTGTCGTAAGCGCGTCTCGATAGTGTATAAGCATCATCAATACCACAACCACCAGGCCCTTTCCATGTGAGCGTACCTTCAGTATCAATTTCACGCACAGGATTCAAAGTGTCATAGTCGTTACATACACCAGAATCCATAATACGCTTGAGAACGTCATTTTCATCAACACTCATCGTTGAACCTTTACGGTTCTGACGGTTACGGTACTTCATGAAAGATTCGACCATTGATTTATACATCAACAGAGGAATTACTTCCATCTTTCTCAGACGGTTAATCTTCATAGACTTAGGGTCGTTTGAAGAATTATCTGCAAGCAATGAGTTTGCATACAGCATAACGTCTAAGAATTCATACGGCAAGCCAAGGTATTTCATAACCTCGACTGATATTGGGTCCATCATAAACTCACGAGCAGCGATGTAACCTTTAGCCATCTGTTTGGTTCTGAAGAGTTCCTGCATAGCATCAAGGTACGGGTCCGGTTCATTCATATCAGCGAAGTTATAGTTCGCACAGTTCATCTCAGCGTTGATACCGTTCATAATCAACGAATTACGCACCGGATTTACATCGTAGTACAAAAATCCGTCTTTGAAAACGATACAATGCTGCTTGAGTTTGTCCGCACGGTTTGTAAAGTGCTTACGTGTTGGAGTAAACTCATACTTCAGACTCATGCGCTGCATAAGAGTTTCCAATCCGAACAGATATCCGAGGAATACTCCAAATGCAATATTGCGACTGATGTAGAAGAGTCTTGTATATGTGTATGATTTTGGTACAGAAACCTGTCCAAAATACGTTTCAACATCAGGAGCTTTTGAGAACTTCTTGATTGCGCTGACAATCAAATCGGTAACTCCGCAGTGTTTACCCTCAGTATCAGTACCAGTATTTCTGTTTATCGAGATGACTTTACGGTCGTGTGTAATAGCAACTGGAAATGAGTTTGGCTTGTCAACGTAGTTAATTCCAGCATCTTCCATCATAAGACGGATATCGTGCTGGTTAAACATGAACGTTACTCCAGACTTTTTATCTTCGGTTTCAACTGTGATGAGATAGTACGATTTGCTCAAGTTATCATACTCAAGCGTTGTTGGGTAATTCAAGTTCATTGCGCTTGAATTACCAATCTTTACGGTAATGCCAAACTTTCCATTACCCGGAATCATGTGGTCGATGTATTTCTTGAGTGCGGTAATCTTCGGATCGAATGAACGTGTAGTTCCAAAACGAGTCAGTTCCATACGGTTATGAGCAGTCTGGATATTAACACGTTCAGGTCCAAGTTTTACCACAGGAATCAGAGCAATCTGAGTTTCAAGCATCTTCTTGACGCCCGCGATGTAAAAGAACTTTCCATTCACAAGTTTCGGCACGTTGTATGCAATCTTGTGTTTCTTGCCGAACTCATCTTCAAACTCGAACGTGTATTTCCACATCGCATTGAGGTTATCGGAAACATCTTCCTTTTTCATTCCAGTACATATGAGCTTGATTTCTTTGTTATTCTCAAACTGCTTCATGATAGCTACAATAGTAGCGTCAAGCATTTTCTTTTCGTACTGCACAGTGAAATCATGAGCTGAAGTCTGTTTGATAGAAGCATTAACGCCGTCTACAGGAAGATCTTTCGTCGGGAACTGAATAGCCTCGAAGTCTTTGAGCATTTTCTTGAAATCTCTATGCTCCGAATCACCTTGAACCTTAATAGACTGGAAGTTATCCTCAAGCTCTTTGATTCTCTTGAGTTCTTTCTCAGTGTGCTGCCGAGGAACCTGAGTTTTCTTTGCTTTCTTGACTACCTTCTCAGCTTCTTTTTCAATTTCCTCGTCAATGTAATCGTCAGGATTCTCAAGAGCATCAGTAATCTCCATAGAGTTCTTGTCGAGCTCAGCAATGTCTTCATCAACACGCTCTTCTTCAGCAGACTTTGCGAGTTCTTCCTCTTCTTTCAAGATAGCCTTGCGGTTTTTCTCTATAGTATTGAGGATTGAATCTTCATCATCTGCAGCTTCGTCATAATCATAGGTTTCTTCATCTTCGACATCTTCAGGTTCGCCCTCAGAATCAATGAGTTCGTTCTTGATGCGGTTTGCGGAAACTTTATTGCCCTTCGAAATAGCATTAGCCATAGCGTTTACACGCAACTCAAAAGGAGATTCCGCTTGTTCAGCTTCTTCTTTCGTCTCAACTTCGAAAGCATCTTCGCTCTGAGAGATTTCATCTACATCGGATACATTGTAAGCGTACATAATTTTGAAGAATCTCTTAAGAGACTGAATCATAATACTGCGTTCCTGAGATTTTTCAGCAAGATGCTCAGCTTTCAACTCAAACCAAGTAAAGATACCGGTCTGGTTGATGAAGATAAACTTCTTACCGATATACTCGGTGAGAGTTTCGGGCATATAGAAGAGACGATGAAGCATGACCTGATTTAACGAAGCAATATTCTGCCGCATATAGTATGACTCAATCGGTCTCGCAGAAGAATCAATTTGCATGATGATGTACTTATTTGACCAGTTAGCAAATCTTGGGTCTGTAATGAGACTGTCAATAATCATACTTACTTGCTTAATGTAACGCATACGGTTATCTACAGGCACATAATCTATCATACTCAGTTTAATGCTGGTATCATAGATGAGGTTTTTATTCTGGTACTGCTTAGGGTCAAGGTACGTGAACTTGATGAACGGAAGACGTTTCTTGATGTCTGCGTAGACATCAACCAGTTTCTGACGCTTTGTAATTATTTTGCCAGTCATCATCTTCTGTCGAGTAAGCTTCTCAGTGAAGTATGACTGGAAATAGCGGAGATAGAACGTCTTATTTTCGAGGATGTCTATGAGGTTATCCAAACCGGGTTTCAGTATAATCAGCTCGGTACCGACCTTAGGTTTCTTTTTATCTTTAGGGTCAAACATAAACCCCGAAGACGTTGTGCGGTACATCTTCAGCTGTCTGTATGTAGAGAGATATCGCATATATTCCTCCAACAAAAAATGTTTATTAAAGTTAATCCAGTGTTTTTCTGCTAAATCTTTCGTATTATTTTCATATATTGGATAAAAATACATCATTCATATGGAGGTGAAATGGAAAATTAGAAATTAATTTGGGTGTAACAAAAGGTTACAGACGAGACTTTCGTCTCAAAAATTGAAACTACTTGTTGATATTCAATATTGACAAGAAATCTATTTTATAGGAGTTTGAAATATGAACCAAATCGTTCAGAATCTTGAGACATTCGAACTTGGTGGCGGTATCGGGGATATCGGTGGGGAAGAAATCGACCTCGCACATCTCGACTTGACTGACACGTTGCTTGGCTCATGTGCCGCAGAGCTCACACAGGCTCTTGGCGAACCAGACCTCAATGTGTTCGAGGGTTATCACATTGGCGATGGACACGTATCTGACATTGAGCTTACGAGCTTTGACTCTGCGCTCATTCAGGATGCAGGTATCCAGCCGTACGACGCAGACAAAGAGAGCGAGGAGAACGTCAACGACGAACTTGCTATGCTTATCGGAAAGAAAGCAAAGAAAGAAAAGTCTGCTGCCGAAAAGAAAGAAACAGCTGCGGAAGAGAAGAAAGAGAATTCACTTTCAGATAAAGATGCAGCCGCAAAGATTACTCACAAGGCGGTTCTTGGGTTTATCTCAAGGTGTCTTGCTGGAATCAACACCAAAGACTACGACAAGCGATTTACTTCGTTTATCAACAATGATGCTCATCCGTGGATTGAGGGTAGCTTAAACTTCGGTCCGAACGGATACGAGGGAGAATCCGACGACGCATACCTGAAGTTTGAAGATAAAGACTTTATGGATGATGGCGATGACTTCATGGCTCTCGCTGACGCAGTATGCGAAGGCGAGTTTGCAGAAGCAATCGACCCACCGAAGTTCGAGCTTGTGAAATAAATCAACGCCCTGATGATTGTCAGGGCTTTATTCTATATCTATATAGGAGTCTTAAATGCATACCTCAAAGACATCATTTAGTGAAGTGGTTACCGTTTCAAAACGCGAACGTGAACTTATGGATATCTTCATTCCTACAGTTCTTTATACTTGCAATGCCCGCAAGTTCAAGCTCGTAACTGCTGACAGATTCTTCGACGACGGTAAACAAGGATTCGCTATTGTCAATGCAATCGACCCGCAGAATCCTGTAGACGTTATTACCGTCAAAGAATCAAACGTCCACGACGACGGTTCTATTGACATGGAAGTAAGAACCTTGGACGTCGAGTATGATTTTCATAACCAGCTTATCATGGATAACTGGCCTGGAATGTGGCAAATTATTAAAGACCGTGCAGCGCTCGCAAATGTCTGCGAAGAAGGTGTTGTAACTGTCGTTCCAGCAGGTGCAGTTCCGATGGTAACATTTGATGTACTCAACAAATCATATTACATCTTCTCAGAGATGTCGACTATTAAAGGCAGAGATGGAAAGAATCACTCTGTTCCGAAAAAGCAGTACGTCAAACTCGCTACTGAGCAGATGAAGTTTAGCGAAACTATTGCTGCTTCTATTCAGCCGCTTAAGTGCATCGGTAAATGGGTGGTCTATGGTGACCTCGACCAGTGCCCTGACAACTGCCAGCCCGGTCACATGATTTCGGTTGTCGATGAGAAAGACCTTTTCAAAGCAGTCGGAGCTCATCCTACTGACTACGCGAAGCTATGGGAACTCATTGAGAAGCGCAGGTGCTATCCGATTTATCCTATTACACCGAGCTTTGATATCTCAGAACTTATTCACTCATCTGGCGTGTTCATCGAGCAGGTGATTGCCGAGAATGCCAAGAATCCAAACTTCACGAAGAGTTCAATCATCGTGTAAGATTAAGTATCAAAAACACTAGGGTAGGCGCAGTCGCGCCTACCCTTTATTTTTTGTCATGGAGAACTACTATGGGTTTCAATAACGATAATAAAATCTGGCACGGTCGTCCAAATACTGATACTCAGTTAGCTACTCGTCACAATCTTGATGAGTTAGCGAATGAATACTTCTCAAAGTTCCTCAAAATGTATTTTATCGAAAAAGATACGGGTGAAATTAAAGCCCTTAAACTTGAGATTTCAAAAGAGCATAAATCAGTATCTATGGAGTTCTATGTAAATTACGAGACCTATCACTACTATTTCGGCAGTTTACAACCAAATATTTTCAATATGGAGCTTGCAAAATCGAAGATGTGTCATCATCTGTATATTACAACTACTGAGCAGTTTCCTGGTGCTGATATCAAGGAGAATTATCAGTATCACTTTCATCTATGTATGTAAACAAACTCGGAGGCCTAAGCCTCCGAGCGTATTATTTTATTTCACTAAATATACATCATAAACTTGAGGATACTGAATGGTATTCTATATTCTTCTACGACCAAGCGCTATCTTGGAAGGTGAGTAAATATGACAGAATCTGATTTGGAGATTATCATTAAGATTCGGGAGAGCTTCAGAAGAGCTCGCATGACTGATGAAGAGAAACTCGAAGAAGATGTTTCTCGCAAGCTAGTTCGTTGCGAATTGATTATGTCAGATGGACTTCCTATGGACGTTCATGTCATCGAAGTTGAAGCAAAATCAGACCATACAACCATCACAAGAAAGTTCATTCAGTCAAACACAATCGACTGGATGTATCGTTTCTTGTACTGGGGCGAAAAATATGGTCCTGTCAAGTATCGAAGAGAGTGTCGTCAGACATACTTCGAGATGGACAAGTGGGCAAATGAAGTCGGTATCAAATACCAGTATGCTTCGTACCGTAATCTTCAGAGATTGAGACTTCAGGCAGCAGCTTACTAAAAAGACTCCCGGGCCGTAGCCCGGGAGTTTATTTTTTACTTGAAGTCTACAATTTTCTTACAGGTTTCAACCCCGTTCTCGTTGCTTTTAAGGCTTCCGATAACCTTACCAATCATTGCGCCTGAATTGACGGTAGCTTCTGAGCCGTATTTTGATTCGAGACTCTGATAAATCTGCTGCTCTTCATCGTAGAGCTGCTGGAGTCTCGTAATCTCAGGGTCAGATTTGTCTTTTGCAGTGATGATAACAGCCTTGAGATGAAGCACGTTCTGTTTCTCAATCTTGTTACCATCGGCGGGTTCTGAGCGCATTTTTTCTATGAGCCCGGAAGCATCTTCAAGAGAAATAGCTCCCGCATTTGCAAGGTTGCGTACGTCTGTAGGATTGAATGAGTACGACGATTCAAGCATAGCCAGAGCCAAAGCCTTATCGCCAGCCTCAAATGTTACAATATTTTGGTTTGTGGCTGCCACAATTTGCCTCCTAACGTAAAGATTAGGATAATGTTAAAGATAAGTCTATATTCAGAAACCCTGAGATTTCAGGGATTTTTGTATCTTAGAGCTTATGGAAATATATATCATTTAATTGAATCTTAGGGAAAATCCTTAAGGTATTATCTTATATAGGAGGTCTGATATTATGAATCAGGCAGCAACTTTTGGAGCCCAGCAGGGCAATAATGCAGCAGCAATGGGGATGGGATTCGTTCCTCCTCAGTTTGGAAACAACGCACAGGGTACAGGCGCAGCACCTCAGATGGGTAATCCTAGCATGGACCCCAATATGGCTGCGTATATGCAGCAGATGGCTGCAGCAGGAAACATGGGAATGCCTATGGTCCAGCAGCCTCAGCAGCCAGTTATTTATGCGGGCGGAAACGACGACGATGACGGAGACGTTAATTTGACGAAACTCCAGATTGGCCTTATCGTCGGAGGATGTATTTTGGGCGGTGCTGTAATCGGCGTGTGCGCGAAAAACGCATACGACAAATGGAAGGGCAATGACGGGTCTGCTAAGAAGTTCGCTTAAGGGCCCAGCGAACTTTAGCAAATCCGCATAGTCCGGAATGTGCGGAGACCCCCATGCCTCGGGGGTCTCCGCATTATTTTTTTTCGTTGAGCGTTTCAAAAATAAGATACCATTTAGAAATACATGATGTACTTGTGGAGGATTACATGAAGAGTATTCATGAAAACGCTTTCATACAGCATTATAAAGAAGAGGCTAAAGCTATGCTCAAGGCTACAATGCCGGAGCTTCCAGACGCTTACCTCGACGACTTCCTTAAGCAAGAAGTTGAGAAGTATATCAAAGACCAAGACGTTAAGGTAATCAATACTTACGAGGAGTTCGAAGAACAAACAACCCTGTTGAGTATTGCAGATTACATCATAAGAACCAAACCTATCGTAACTGGTAATGGCTCGATGTACGTTCAGCACGCTGTTCAGGAATCTCCGTTGCTGAAAATCATTCATCATTTACGTGCTGAAAGAACAGCTGCAAAGAATAAGATGTTTGAAGCAAAGCAGCGACATGATGACATCGCAAAGGATAAGTTCAATCGTCAACAGAATACAATTAAACGTGATATGAACTCTGGAACCTATGGCGTTCAAGCGGTTCCTATTTCATACTCGTATAACATCAGCTGCGCAAGTGCAATTACGGCACAGGGTAGAAATATCATAAGTGCAGCATGTTGGTTCATCGAAGGATTCATTGGTAGTCACGTAATTTATGACAATCTTGACGATGTTATGAATTTCGTGACGATGTGTATTAATGAGCCTCTAAGGTTTCCGGAAAAGAATCTTGCAATGCTTATCGACAAAATCCCAGATGAGCATATGATTATCCAGAAGATTCTCGATAGGTTCGAAGGCTCTAAAGAAGAGATGAAACGTATTCCAGGAATTATGCATCTGGTAATTAAGAACCTCGATCAAATCCAAATGCTAAAGCTGTATTACAAATGTAGCTTGAGCGAACTTCTGTTTGATAATCCAAGGATTCGCGAAACTGTACTTCGTGTTATCTCAAAAGTTACTAACGATAACGAGTTCATCGAGTGGAACGATTCTAATAAAGTTCCTGAGATTATTGAGGTTGAATTTAACGGGGTTTGGGATATCCTCGAAGAGTTCTGCTTGATGCCTAAGTATATCGTATACGGTAAGGTATTCAAGTACGAGAATCATCAGAGAAATACAGTCATGTATTCAGATACAGACTCTGTGTTCGTGTACGTTGGTTGGTGGATTTTCAAGATTTTATATTGGCTTGAAGGCATCGAAGAAAAAGATATCAATATGAACGAGTTAATTAAGAGAACTCCATTCATTCTGAAGATTGTCAATATGATTACTCGTATAATCTACGTTGGCATTCACAAGATGTATCGTGAACTTACGAGAAATGCGAACGTTGATGATGAGCACGCGCCATTCATAAATGCAAAGTCAGAATTAGTAATGGACCGTTACATTTCATTCCCAAATATTAAGAAGACATATGTGAACCGAGTTATCGTTCAGGAAGGTCGCGTACTTGACCCGCCAGATGTTAATATGTCTGGCGGAAACGTCAATGCAAAGTCAAAGAATATGATTGTAACTAAGCGAAATAAGAAAATCATCACTGATATTACGCTCGATAGACCAGTAATTAACCCGGCTGGATTTATTAGCGAGATTTACAAGTTCAGAGATGAAATCATCAATTCGTTGAAGAATGGCGAAACGAAGTTCGCAAGTCCAATCAAAGTAAAGGATGCTGAAGCGTATACTGACGCGACATCTCAGTCAAAGTTTATTGCAGTTATGGTCTACCTAGCAGCAACTGAAGATAAGACAGTTACGTTACCAGGAGCGTTCAATATGATTGACGTGAATATGGGTAAACTTGAAGACCTCGGTTGGCTTCAGGAGAATTATCCTGAGATTTATGAGAACCTCAAGAAGAACTTCTTCTCAGACAAGAAGATGTCAAAGAACGGAATCAAGTATATCGCATTACCGACTAGGTTTGAGACGATACCTGAATGGATTAGACCATACGTGAATATCATGGACATCTGGCGTAAGCACTTGGGTCCATTATTCTCGTTACTTCCATCTCTTGGTGCTCCGGTTGATACAATCAAATCAGAGCGTTATTACAGTACAGTGATGTCGATATAATCAAAAATTATTGTCGGCAGAAAAATAAACTAACTCAATGGAGGATATCAATGTCATATCAATCATCTTACGGAAATGGTAATAATAACGGTGGTGGAAACTCAAATCAGAACGGCGGCCCCACCAAGTCAACAGTGTACGAAACGTACCTGACGCTTTTCGGCGCAAATGGAAAAGCGTTGACATTCGGTATGGGAAACGATAAGTTCCGTATCGGATTCGTTAGCTATTCCGACACACAAGGTGGAAATGGTGGTGGGTCTTGGAATTTCAAAGACCCTGTGGTTTGTTCGCTTGACTTGTCAGACCTTGACAGGTTGTATATTGCGTGCCGTCATCTCATTACGATTTATCTGCAGAACCAGCGTGACCCGACAGCAAAGCAGAGAAATCAGATTCTCAATACAGATGTCATAGACATTCCGTTCATGGCATTCACAACAGGACAGGTGTATGCTACACTTAGTATTGGCATTACAACGAACCGTGATGGAAACGAAGCGTTCTCATTGTATTACCATTATACACCGAAAGAAGAGCGTAATACGCCAGGGGCAGACACAGTTGAACAGTTTGTATTCAGAACTCGTGTCGGTGCTGATGGAATCTTGGCATACAAGAACTCAAAAACCAACGAGCAGTATTCTACGTCAACCATGCGACACTTGGACTTCGCTACGTTCGTGACGTTGATTGAGCAGGCACTGAAAGAAGGTAAGTTGATGTACGGTATGCACAAAGGCATTAGGTTTGGCGGTGGTGGAAATTACAATCGCGTTGATAATTCATACGGCGGATACAAGAGTAATTATGGAAGTCACGGTAGCGATGGTGGAAATGATACTGGTGGTTCTACTGGAGGGAATGATTTCCCTGAGGATATACCGTTCTAATGGAGTTTAGACCAGAAGAAATGTATCCCGACTTGGCTGAACTTTCAGCCATTATGTCGGGAAAAAAGAAACCGCAGCTCATTGATGCTACAGAAATTACATGCACCGCAAAACAGAACTTCATCGTTCAATGGGAAGACATCGTTCAGTGCTTCGATACTGGAACTGTCATTTTCATGGGCATGATTTCTGAAATGGACAAAGAATCATACTGTGCTAAGTATCTCGACAAAGATATTATGAAGATGCTTAAGCACAGTGTAATCTATGAGCGTAAAGAGAAGACAGTGTGGGAGCAGATTCAAAACCTTCACAAATCAAAAGGGTTTCCTATTCCTGATGATTCATTCAAGAAACTCAGGATGGAAGTTGAAGATGCTATTTACAACGATGAATCCGGATTGATTGTCGATGTATCCCCACCTATGTCTATGCTGAAAGGACTCATGAGGTTATATGGTACTGGAGATATCCCAGAAATGATATTTCTAGTACCTAACGCTTATTGCAATAAATGTCACGAAGCAGTTAAAACGTACCTCAAGAGATTCTTTCCGAAAACGACGAAGACTGATGTCTTCGTTGAGTTTCGCGACGATTCTGAAAGTCCAATGTACGACTTCGTTGCTCGGTTATCTAACGGTTTTCAAGACCAGAAGTATCTGAAGCATACAGTGTACGTTACGACGGACAAAGCACTCATGGAAAAGATTTCGTTAGATAAGTCTATCAAGAACGTATCATTTCTATTTCCTGAAAGGATTCATGATGACCTTAGTGAAGACACAGCAACTGGGTTGAGGATTGCTAAGCAGGAATGCGAATATGTGTCGTATAAGAACTTGCCTATAGACTTAAATATACATAATGGCAATGAGAGGAATCGTTGATTCCTCAAGTGATATCACTACTCTATATGGAGGCTTTGAAATATGTCAAAGTTTGTAAACCTTTTGAATGTACCAGTAAGGGTACAGCGTAATCCTGAATTACGGGATTCATCCTACATGGCGTTTAAGTCACAGGGTGCCGAGTACGGCTGTAGCTTCGAACTCGAAGCGAGTGTGACTGAAACGAATAGCGGTAGTTATGCTGCTGTAGACAATGTCTACGTTCTTCAGATGGGTCGTGGGACAATCTCACTCCCTAATCCGGAACCGGACACCTATTACATCGTACCGCAGTCAATCGCTTTCATGTGTGGCGACCGCACTGACCTCGTCTACCCAGTTGACCGCCAGGATGACGGAACACGTCAGGATGGTGCAGTATTCAAATCGTTTGCGTCATACAACGCATAACGATAAACCATTCGTTCACCGAGGTCTTCCCCTCCCACCCGATCTCGGTGGACATCTGATGGATTTTTGCATTTAATCCCTGGCGGGTTACCGCCAGGTTATTTTTTGTCGAAAACACTGATATATTAAGCATAAAGGAGTCTTTTATGGTTATCAATATAATGAACGTCGACAAAATGGTGAAAGTAAATAATCTTGCGCCGGTAACCTCTCCGTTATATATGACCGAAAATAAACAGCCCGACCCGAATGGTCTTTTCAGCTTTCAGATTTTCGGATATCCCGGTTCAAGAGAACGTCGTATGCGTCCTGCATACATAGACCTTGAAGACCACTACCTCGTACCTCAGGTATATAAAACTTTGATTTCGCTCAACAGAAGTTATGCTGAATTGATTACTGGAGAGAAAATGTTTATCTTCGACCAGAAGACCAAAGAACTCAGAAAACTTCCTGATGATGCTGATATTCCAGGTATGGGTACTGGTTTGGATTATCTGTATGAATACTGGGGACAGATTCGTTTCAGAGATTCAGAGTCGAAGAAACGTAACGACAAAGTCGAGATGCTCATGAGTCTGTCGAAAGACGAAGCATTTATGACGAAGCAATTTGTGATTCCAGCGTTTTTGAGAGATTATAATCCTAACTCTCGTGTACCTGAAATCAACGGTATGTATAAATCAATCATCATGAGTGTAGATACGTTGAGGTCTATCGGAAAGATTGGATTTTCGTACAATATGACACGCTCTCGTTTGCAGATGAAAATCGTTGAGATTTACGATTACTTTATGAAGCTTATTAAGCTAAAGACTGGATTCTTACATCAGTCACTTATGTCAAAAAATATTGACATGGGTTTGCGTACAACGATTACTGCGCCGTCATACATGGCAAACTCTTGGAAAGAACTTCCTGCAGATTTCAGACACGCAGCGGTTCCGCTCACACAGTGTATCAGTACATTTACACTATTTATTCAGGCATACGTTACATCGTGGTTCAACTCAATGGTCGGAAATTCTACGAACTTAGTGACCTATGACCAAGTAACCGGTAAAATTGAACGTAAAGAACTTCACAAGAACTGGAAAGAAGAGTATTCTCCTGAGAAACTCGTGAAGATTATGGAGTTATACATTCATACTCCAGAATCTCGCTTTCATCCAGTATGTATCAAGTTCGCTGACGGAAAGCATTATCCATTCTTCTTTATCACTGACAATAAAGACATTACTCTCGACACTGGAGAGATTAACAAAGATGTCTTGAAGACGGTCCGTTACTTCACGTGGACAGACCTCTTCTACATTGCAGCCGAAGACGTTTGTCGCGATAAGCACGTTCAGATTACACGTTATCCTATCACTGGTCCGCACTCTGAATACTTCGCAGGTGTCAATGTACGAACGACTTACACAACTCAGGAGATGCTCATTGGTAATAAACTATATGAACATTATCCGAAGATTGATTTGTCGTTACCTTCAAATAAAATCGAAGAGCAATTTGTTGACACTCTCGAAATCTTCTCACCTTACATGGGTCCTATGGGTGCAGACCACGATGGTGACCAAACTACAAACCGTGGTATTTGGACACTCGAAGGTAATAGGGCTGCTCAGAAACAGATTAACTCAGTTGGAAACTTGATTTCTCCTGATGGTAAGACTGCTCGTAATCTTGGTGACTCTGCCCAGCACGTTATGCTTAACTTGCTTCGTGACCCAGACGATTAAAAAAATAAAGACTCGGAGGCTATGCCTCCGAGATTCTTTTATTCGAGTTTTGCAAACGTTGCTGATACTTTTGAGTTCATTTCATGATTACCATTCTCACGAGTAATAATCTTCTCAGCGGTCAGCATTTTGTATGTGCCGCCGAAACGAACGTCAAGGTTTACATTCTCGTTTATATTCATGCGATATAACCGATTATATTTGAATACGTCAATATCGACGTCTCTAAAAGACATTGTAAACGTATTTACAAGAAGCTTCGCATTCTCAACGAGTTCTGTAGCGTTCATCTCGTTATCAAGTTCGTCGTGAAAATTTCGAACTTTCTTTACAGAGTTTGACGATGCTCCTTTTATTTCTGTAGCATATTCTTTGTAAGGCTTGGTATTTGAGAATGAACCGTTGCCATAGCTGATAGAAGATTCAATTTGTTTATCTGAGACCACGTTATAGTCGCTACCAGTAGTCTCACGAATATACTCATCCATTCTGACTACTTGATATCCAGCAGTCTGCATCAGTGTGTAAGTAGAGTTATCATCATCTTTGTAGTATCCAACATGACTCTCACCACTGATTGCTGCTTCACTACCATAAATAAATACTGTAACGCTGTTATACTCACCTTCAGGTACTGCAAAATTCTTTGATATTTTTGGAATGACGTACAGATACTTTAAGTCTTGGTAGACAATAAGTCCTGTCTTATACACACCGTACATGTGCTGCATATAGTTACAGAAGTCCTTAAGATTAAACGGAGGAACTGTAATCTGAGTATAGTTCTCAGTATTATCTGGGTCTTGAAATACCACTGACTTTGGAGCGGTTACGCATTTACTAATTCCAAGAGCCATAGCTCCAGCAACTGTAGCATCCTGAGAACCGAGCTTTGTATGATTGAAGTTAATCGGAATCTTGAAACGGTTTCTGAAGTCTGTACAAGATAACACAAATGTCATTGGGGTTTCTTTCATCTCAGCATTCGGGTTATTTGAAGTCAGCTGGTCTTCTCCTTCAATCTCAGTGCGGTCAAATCGCTCTTCTTTTGACAAGTGTGTACTCTCAGGTCCCATAGTGAAAATCTGAAAGTTCAAGTCAAATACGACGTTATTTGAAGTATCCTGATATGATTGGAGTTCTTCATCATATGATTTCTCAATACGATGAACTTTAAGATTTATCAGAATATCATTTTTATGCTTCTGAATAGTGAGACGTTCGTCGTCGCTCAACGACAATGAAACTCTTACTATCGGCATTACGGCTTTCTCGAAATCGTCGCTTATTGCTAACCACCGAACTTTAATTTTATTTGTCCAGTTAAAGTAAACCTCCGAACTTTCAACACCCATGATGATTGCGTCTACAGTATAAAAGCTCTTCATGAGTTTGGATGGGTCTGGCTTAAACATAATAACCTCCACAAAAAATAAGGCACCGCTGAGGCAATGCCTTATTGAATTGTCATTCCAGCAATGATTTTAGGTCAATGCGGTAATTCTTGAAAATCGTCTCGTTGATATCTTGAATTGAAAAGTCTACCAAGTCTTTCTTCCAGACTTTCTCACGATTCTGAAGAATCAGTGCATTGTCACGAGCAATTCTTGGTATATTGATTATCTTATCAGCTTCATCGAGTTGAGCATCAGATTCAATAAACTTTCTCAAATCATTTAACTTCTCAATACTTCCTTCTCGTGAAGCTTCAGCAAATCTCCTTCGAACTTCTGAACCTTGAGCAAGTGTACAGCCTTTGAATAGAGATAACTGCGAAGTTCTCGACATCAGGAAAATCGAGTAAACCTGTTGCCATGTAATCAGTTTTTCAAACGGATTTTTCTTGAGTCTTGGGAAGATAATCTCAGAGTTTATCCGTTCCATATTGAGTATTGACGTTGAGCTTCTTACAACGTAAGAAGCCATAGTATCATATCCGAGAGATAGTCCGTCATAATTTAATGTGTACCAATCATATCTAAATCTTGAGACGTTGACTGATATCATCTTTGCTTTAGCTCCTTTACGAGTAGTAATCTGCTTGAGATATGAATTTGTGAGAATTGAATATGGTATAACTCCAGGATTCAAGTCCTTGGAATCTATCATATAAACTCCCGGAATATACCCTATTATGTCATTTAACATAGATACGGCGGAATCTATACCGAAACGATTATCATCGGGAAAATCTGCCAAATAAAGGCTGAGATTTGAGGATGTTTTCAACCAATCTCGTCCGTAGTACAAAAACACGTACACCGATTCGCATTTTGACTTATGTCTGAAGAATCTGCGATAGTGCCCAATTACGTCAAGTATAGTTTTCGCAATATTCTCAGCACTCAAGGTCTCTTTTGTGCTCTTGAGCATTGAGATGTATGTGTTGAAAATTGAGTTTAGTGATATAAATATAAATGCATACTTGTACGCTCTGTTATTTGCTACTGTGTGCAATACTTCATACTTACACTTATGAGCGTTGCAAGCTATTTCAAGCATTGAAGTTTCCATGATAACCTCCATAGATATGATGTTTATTTTATTTTGATTATGTGGCAAACACTCGATTACTTGAGAATAAGGAGTCTATTATGGCTTTTACTATAGATACTTTACTTAACCCGTTTAAGTCAATTCCTGGTATCTCAGCACATATGATGCTTGAGCAATACCAAGCGAGGTATGAAGAAATCAAATCTCGTATTCTTTGGGGATTAGCTGTAGACAAGGGTCATTACATAGCTCACGTAAGAATACCATCGTCATCAGAGCTCTGCCCTGATATTTTTTATGACGTAGTTCTTGAGCTCTATCCAGCATCTGAAAAGGTTGCCGAATCTCGGTCTCTCAATGAATACTCAGTTAAGATTTATTCAAACTGTCCGAGTTTCATATATCAGTTCACATATGCTTATAATCGGTATAACTTAATCACCGATTTCTTGAAGAATAAATGCAGCAAGATATGTCTCACTAAACCGGCGGTACGACTTAACCCCAACAACGCAATCGGCGTTGATATTGACACATGGCAAGCTGCATTTCATCTCAAGAGACTGGGATTATTGTCATATAAGCAGACGTTTGAAGCGGCTGCTAAAGCAACTCGTAAGAAGATATACGATAACGTATTTACACAGGAAGCAATGCTCGTACTTCGTTCACGGTCAGAATCGAAAGAACGTGAAAAACGCAAGATTCAGAAAGCTATGGCAAGAGCTAATAAGCACAACTCAGACTATCAGGAACAGAAGTCTTACGAGCACGCAGTAGCAAAAGCAAGCGGAGGAAAACTCAATTCACGGGTGGTTGGTAAAAAGATAGCGAAAGCTGCACGTACAGCTCGCTCACCAAGGCATCCAAGACGACCAAGATAGAAAATATAAATTATTCATTTGCGAGGTATTCATTATGAGCACAGAAAAAACTCCAGAGATTTTTCAACTGTCTGAAGTGTACAAAAGCGGTATTCATATACCGTTCTCTGAACTCTTCGGAAAAGAGTTGAAAGATTACGAGGATTTCAACCTGAGTACAAAGAAGACTTACTTCAATCAGGTAAAGTTCTTTATTCAGGAAAATAATAAGGTTATGACGCTCGACGTCGGCAACGAGATTCTTTGTAACTATCTGATGGTATCTTACAAGATTAACAAATGTCTTTACAAGTCACCTCAGCAGTTCATAGGCGCGGTTGTTACTGAAATCTTCAAACCGTGGTTCATCGAACGTATTCGTCAGTACACCGAAAAGATGTACAAAGAGAAGTGTACCGACATTGATGCTACACTTAAGGAGCTTGACCGTAAGCACAACCCTTCACTTGTATTCAATAATGAGCACGCAATCATCTTGTATCGCGTAGCAGTCATGTTTCGCTTGATTGCTCCACTGGCAACTCACTTCATGTACATCTACACAGACATGATGGCAACTGCAGATTCACAGTCACTATTTGCTGATGAGATGGGGACGAAATACGGAAGTTTCCTTGAGGCTGCTGAGAAGGGCGGTAAACTCTTCAACAAGACTCAGTTCTTGCTAGCATTGATGAAAGAGACGATTGCTGTATGTACATATGACAATCCGGAGATGAATATCTACGGAAAATTAAATCACTACACACTCTCAATCATCAAGGGTACAAGCTATTCAGACCAGGAAATGTGGAGCAAGTTGGCAATGAAGTCAACCAATAAATTCACATTAACCGATGTCATCATGACTAAACTGTTGATTGATATCTTGCCAAAAGCAACGTTTGAAAAGAGCGTTGTCAAGTTCATTGCAACTACAATCGAGCAGCACATAAACTGGTCATTGCACCAAGACTTCACAATCTCGTACAATATGATTACGACGATGTCTGATAACTCAGACTTCAGCGATGCAGACAAGTTCGAGATTAACTCCGTGAAGACAAACGAGTTCAAGAAGATTTGTTCAGATAACTTCACAGATGACACAATCAATATCATCTTCAGGCGCAAGAAGTTTGTACTTAATCTTGATGAGTACAATTGGTATCTTACAAATAACGACCCGATTTCAACGATTCAGGAATCAATGGTTCGAAACTACTTCGCGAACCCGTTTGGAGGATACGATAACCTCGATGGTGTTGGTAAAGAGCAATATACAAGGCTTGTGTGCTTCTTAAAGCACTTCTTGAAGGACAGCGGGCAGTTCCCTGTACTATCAAGAGTATTTACAGGACGCGTAACTTCAATGAATGAAAAACGCGTTCTGTCAAGACCAATTGAGCGCAAGATTAAAGAATCTGTGCGCTATCAGAATATCCTGCAGAAGTATTCATACACAGGCTCAATGATTGAAAAGTCAAAAGTTATCGAGAGCGGTATCATTACAATCTTGAATGCTACGATTGTAGACAACGATTTCGGTTCTCCTACCCTTGGTCAGGAAATCGAATATGACTTAACACAAATCTGCGATGAATACATGGCATTTGTGGAGTACATATGATATTTCGCAAACTCTGGCTCCAGATACTTTCGAAATTAAAACCGAAAAAAGCTATGGAGCTACATTACAAAACTCAAATCAAAGAAGTTGACCCGTTCAAAATGAAACCTGACGAACGTGTGAGATTCATGTTTGAGCGGTATCTCAACTTCAAAGTTCCAGATGAGATTTACATAAATCCAAGCATTGCAAACATCACAGACATGATTCATTCAGTGTCTGCTGATGTCGCAAATATCGACGAACGTGCTGTAGTTCTCGGTGGTATAACTGATAAAGATGAAATGTACAAAGAACTGGATAAAAGATTCAGTATCATGGCGGTATTTATTCACATCAGAAATAACGGATTTTATGAGATTGCTCCTGCTCAGATGTACATTGGGTATTCTTTAGATAACCTATTTAAGGTATCTGAAGGATACAATACATACTTCACCGATAAGAATATCTCATATCTGACTGAGGAAGAAATCAACTTGCTTGAAGAAGGCGGTTGCTTCAGACCTCCGTATCAGATTATGTGGTACGGTATGATTGTCGATAAATCAGTATTTCATCCATGCTTATTGCCGTGTACTGTAAATGGTAATGCTACTTATGGATTGAATCTATTTAACCCAGCTGAGCATACACATGTAATGAAAGATTGCTTGACAGTCTGGCATAATCCAAATACATTCAGGCGTTGGGTTACTCCAACGTACTCGAAAGAAAGTGTAAACGAAGTTCCTTGGAAATGCAAGAGTTCATTCGAGGCAATACTTCGTAGGATTCATAGTCAATATGAAGCTACTCACATAGCGTTCGTTGGCGGATATACTTATGGGCATCTTGCTAGAATCATTAAAGATAGTGATACTTTTACAGACAATGACTTTGCTTGTGTTACGTGTCTCGGAGTCATGCCTATAGTTCCAGTACAAGGAAACAACGGATAAACAGAACCTGCCCTTCGGGGCAGGTTATTTTTTGTCAAACACTCCGATAACTTTGGAGGTAAATATGAAAGTACCAAGCGTAAGCGAACTCATGTATGAGATGGCAGCATATAAATCTTCTGAACTCCCAAAAGGTAAGAAGCTAATTTTCATTCGCAATGTACATACGATATACAAACCAGGTATTCATGCTGGTGCTATATTAGCACCATTTATTAAGCATCTGGATAATGATACTGATGATAATGATATTATCGCAACGCATTCAACGATGTCGTGTATGTTAGATGATGGTTTTTATGGGTTGACTACAGACAACGTGAAACGTGAGTACATTCATAACGGTAAAGGAAATCTCATTATTGCAAGCTGTGATTTGAAGCAGTCAACTTACGCAGTATACTGCTGCCAAGTAAACGATGAAGAATACAAGAAAATTAAGATATCTCTTCAAGATTCTGTACAGAATCAGAAGATTCCTTACGACGTTGTACAGAATGTGAAAATTGGACTCGACTTAATTAAATCTAAGCTAACTCACGAGTCTGCTGATGTTTTGGCATCAGTTTCTCCTCTAGATTTCTCACATCAGCATTTGGTATGCTCTACATACGTTTCATTCGTTTTGAAGAACTGTGTACCGAGTATTGCAAGTTTCATCGGAAACTTCAACTTTGTATCACCAAATCGTTTTACAAAGTATCCTTTCATGCGCAGGATGTTTGAAGGCAAATGGATTGATTACGAGAAAGACTGCCGTAAGTATGTAAAACAGCATCCTGAACTCAAGCGTTATTGTGCGGAATTAAAGTTGTAATTCTATGCTCCCGGGAAACCGGGAGCGTCTCGTATATTCTAGTATCGTCGCATATACATTATTTTATTGGCTACTCGTATGAGAAGCTAATCCAATTACCTTGAGAGGCTCACGACTCAAGGGATAAACAGTGAGAAGGAGTCTTACTATGACGAAGTTTGACGAATACAAAGAACTCGCAAAACAGGGCGTTTACACGCATTCCGCAACATTTCACGCTGACGACGTCGAGGTCGGTAAGAACGGTTGCACCTTTATCCATGCTACCAGATTCATGGCTGTATTTGACAACAAATACGCAGCTGTAAACTGCACAATCAACTAAGCCAACAAAAACCCACCCGAACCTGTCTGCAGCTGGATTGCTGCAGACAGGTTTATTTTATCGAAAAGGAGTAAAGTCATGAAAGACATTTACGATTGTGAAGCTGCTAGACAGGCAGCTAAGTCATATAATAATGGAAATCCTGTCTCAGCCGTACTTGTATTTGATTCAGTTAGGAACTTCTATGATAGACTCAGAATCGGCAAGTACATTGATGAAATCTTCGCTCGTAAAGCGAATATAAAGCTTCTCGATGATGAGAAATTTGTATATGTCGACCCATACATTGCAAGAGCGGTCGCAGCTCTCAATCTGCTTGGTTATCCTACAGCTGCAAGTTGTCATGGGCATGTGTACAGAAACGGTGGACATATTATCTGCGAATCAACACCATACATCATGTTCAAGTCACCAAACTTCGGTATTCCGAAGCTTCCTGTCGGATGGAAGTTTGAACTTGCACATTATGCTGCAGATGACGAATTTCCTGCAAGGATAACTTTGTCTATGTACCCGATTGAAGTACCGAGTACAAATGCTGAGTGTAAGCGTATTTCAATGACTCTCGGTGAGTTCTACTGGAACTTGGCTTTGGAGAAGGATGTAAACCACATCATGTGGCGTAAGTCTACAAAAGACGGATACGTTCCTTACAAAGAAAAGTACAACGAACTCATCGCAATAAATAACCGTTTGATTTCAATCAACGAGAAGATGAGACTCTACAGGTAACACAATACTGCCCGCACAATGCGGGCAGTTATTTTTTATTTACTGTAATACATTCACATAATCGTAGATGGAAAATATCCAAATATACATGATTATGGTGTAGATTGGGGATATCTACGAAATTTCTTTTTAAGGAGTATACGAATGGGTGGGAATATTCGTAACTACTATTTGGAAACCCTCAGTGACCTCATTGAGGAAAAGATTGGAGAGTATGTCTTTGACGATGCTCGTTTCGCTTTGAGTGTTAAGAGAGCTGACGGGCAGTTTCCCGTCGTAACAGTTCTCTTCAGAAACGTTCCGACAAATGCAATTGGAGCGTTAAGCCTTACGGTGAACACATTCAATCCTGTCAACGAGAACTTCAATGTTCTTTGTCATGGCGGGCATGGCGGGAAGTTCAAAGGAAAAGCGTATGAATCAAAAATATTCTTCGATTTTGCAATGCGCGTCGAGCGCGTTATAAGATTGGCTACAATCAAGGCTTATAAGAGAGTAGCTTAATCTAAAAGGATTTCCAAAAAAGAAAAGTGCCTGGCGGGAACCCGCCAGGTCTTATTTTTTGCGGAAAATCCACGAAAGTAACAGTAGGACGTTTTACATGTTCTTAAGCATTTCCTCACGCTTCGGGAAGCGGATGAATTGGTTGCTGGTAATCACCAAGTTGAGGATAGACACTGATGTCTTCAAGATATTGATGTCTGTGTCAACCGAGTTGATAACCTTGTTACCAATCTTAAATCCGCCGTTGAAGCTGAAGGAATCCGGGTTGCTATCGTAAGATTCGTATGTACCGTCGACGAGATTGTACACCTGGTTTTCAGCAACACACTTTCTTGCAATTTTGATTGATTTTCTGCGGTCGTGAAACTTATTGTTCACGATAATTGCGAACGCTCTCGTGTATGCATCCATGAGACCACGAAGCATATCAATAACGATTGCTTTCATCTTATTCTCACTGATACCGAACGACTGGATTTTCTTCATACACAAGTCAACCAGTACAGGAAGTTCCTCGTCTTTCAGAACGTCAACCATCGGGTTGAGATTATTGAGGATTTCATAGCACATACGTGCAACCTCAAGGTTTCCACCACGACAGATACCGTTGTTGATTGCCGACTTGCATCCACGCACAGCGTCGTCGAAAAGGAACGCATCGGTTTCTTTTTCTTCAGGTGTTTTGCCGCCAATGTTGAGCGTAATCATGTCATTGAGCAAACAAGCACGACGTTTGTTGAGCTTGAAGATAGCATGATAATGGTCAACTTCCGGCTCAGACTTCAAGCGAGCGATTTCTTGGTCAATAGCAGCGAGACGTGCTTCAACACGAGTGGCTGAACGTTTGCCGCCGAGAATACGAGTCCAGTAAACGCCTTTACAGCGTACAAGCTCAGCTTCACCAAGGTACTTGATGTACATTTCCGGTTCTTTTTCGTTCGGGAACGGTTTACCATATTGTGTGTCAATGATTGTAGCACACACGTTCGCCTCAACGTCTTTGAAGTTCTCGAAACCTGCATCTGAAGTATTATCAACTTCGATTGCAAGCAGCGGAAACGCTGTCTTTTTCTGTTCGCGATACACCATCGCCGACTGAAGGATTGTCTGCGTAAGAGCCTGACTGAATCCGCCAGCAATAATGACAAGTGGCTGACCTAGCGTTCCGATAACGAAGTTTACAACCTTCTCGACGCAGGCGATATCGTTCGTTGCCAGCTGACCCTTAACAAGAAGAATCTTCGGCTTACGCCATTCAATGGTGCCTCCTGGAGTAAGTTCAGGGTCAATTGCGCCACGGAAGATTTCAAAACCACGGTCTTTGTCATAATGTGTAAGCTCAGTATTCGAGCGGTCGACGTTGATGTAACCATTTCCAGGCTCTTCAAGCTGTGAGAAAATGTCGGCAATGAGCTGACCTTTCTCATAGTCGTTGTTAAGCGAGATAGCGGCCAAGTTCTTGACAACTTCATGAAAACGAGTATCGCGGAGTTTGTCGAGGTCAGTGCGGTCTGCGAGAGCCTTTATATCCTCAGACAGCGTTGTTACATCGAATGCATTAACCTTCATGCGTGAAATCAGCCAAGCACTTACTTCTTCCAAAATAAGAGTGAAGAGCTTCGGCGTAATTTTGTATTTTTTGATGATTTTGCGCAGCTGGTACATTTCTTTTGCCACAACCACAGATGACGTAGTTCCGTCGCCGACGTTTTCGTTCAACGTACCAGAAATCTTCTGAATAAGACGGGCAATAACTCGACCAATCTTATTGTAGATAACTACGTTTTTATAGACTTCAAAACCGTCTTTTGTGATTTTGTGATTGAGTGTCTGAGACTCAATGATGGTGTTTTCACCGTACGGACCGAGCGTTTTTGCAAACGCCTGAGACTCAAACTTGAGAGCTTTTGCAGCCTCACGTCTCAGTTTATTCGTTCCGATAACGTTGCTATATTCTCCTCTGTTAAAGAGAAATGCCATAGTAGTTCCTCCAATATAATTTCGTGCTAAGCACGATGTGTATGTGTGTACGTATACATGTGTGCTTTTTTGTCGTACCCGAAGTGAATCTCCTCGTCTCCAACAGTATCGTCGAAGCTATAAGTCGATGGTACACAACCGCCGAACTTTTTAGCCTGCTTTTCCTCAGGAATGTCCAGATTCTGAGCAGGTTTGAAGTAGATAACCTCTGGTGGTGTTTCAAGATTTCTGAAATCGACTGGCTGTACTGTAGCAGCACCACCAGTTTCAGAATCATTGATACCGTTTACATGGTCGTACACTGCGTTGATGAAGCTATCATGCTGCATCATCGCCTTGAAGTTTTCATCATTTGCTTTCTGGTCATCGCCAAGGTTCGACAAGTCCAGAAGAAATTTCATTTTATCCATTTGTAGGACTCCTTAAGTGTAGTATTACCTTTTGGAAGCACGTTTAGCTGCTTCTCGTGCTTTGGCTTGGGCTTCTTCGCGTTTGCCAATTTGCCTAATTCGAGCCTCAATACGAGAAGACAGTAAGGGCAAATCCATTTCTTCTAGCTCGGTAAGAGATATGCTGTTTCCAAAAAGCTCAAGCAGCTGCAACATGTATTCCGATTCCTCGATATCTACATCTGTGCTGACGAGCTTTCCAGATTTGTCTCTTATAACCCCCTTTGGGCCTTGGCTTCGAAAAAAAGCGTTTTCATGTTAATTTCACGCTGAAGCATAATCTTCTTACAGTGCGGGCAACGTACAGCAGGAATCTGGTACGAAACTGAATACTTGTTGATGTAATTCAGAATCGTGCGCTCAAATGCTTCTTTCTCATACGGATTCATCTCGGCGATTGCGCGGTCAATGTCTTCAATTTTCTCAGAGTGGATGTACGTCAGATTTCCAGAGCGGTTGAACTCCTCGATATCTGCAATACCGTAACTACGACAGTAACCTGCGTAGTACATATCGTTCTGATACTCGTCTATGATGTCCTCGCGCTTGCCCTGATAGGCGCGTTTGTAGAACTCCAAGATGGACGGTGTGCGAATACGCAAACATTTCGTGTTATTTTCATAGAAGTATTCGAAGCCGGTGTACCTCTTTGACTTTTTGATAAGCTCACGAGGGTCAGCCGCACCATACAATACGTCTTTGATATACTGCTGCTCAACTTCACCAGCAGGAACACATGCAAGTGATGCATTTCCAATCGGTACGCTGAAGCTGCGGTTGCAGTAAGTACACATGAGGTTGAAGTTGTTAGCAATCGGATAGGTTGCCTGATAAATACCGAAGATAAGTGTCTGCAAATCAGGATATGCCGTATTCTCGATGAATTGGTTGAACGTCATCGGACCACAAGAGAAGTCCGAAAGCTTTGCGAACACTGCAGACACAATTGCCATGTTTGCGTTGTACGTTCTGTTCATATCGTCCTGAGAACGCTGGTCACGACCGAATGCACGGATTTCGCGGCTGTTCATGGCTGAACACATAACCGAGTAACCGGACTGTGTTGCAACGACCATGACTTTACGTTCGCCGCTGAGAACGTTCATCTGCGCACGTGTAAAGCGGAGTGAGAAATCGGAGCTGTGAGCTTCATCATTCTTGATGATGGTAACGTTCTGTGCTTTCGGGTCAATCTTGCGCTTTGGTTTCATCGACGGATTGCCTTCGATAATGCGGAAATGAGTAGTTGTCTCGTCGACAAACTCATGAATTTCTTTCGCAGTTGTGTACTTGCGGGGTGTTGTGGCGATAGGATAATTTTTCTCCATCTCATCATTCTCTTTGATGAACTTGTCCCGCATTTCGTCGTCGGTAAGACCAGTTACAATCTTCTCTTCAGGAAGGTCTGAAGGAACGTCGCCCTGAATAGGAGCACCATCAGAATCGACAGCGTCGGACTCTTTCGGAGTAATGCTATCGTGAGTTGTATCCTCAACTTCCTGCACGTGCGGCGCTTCGCGAGATGCTTCAGGGTCAGCATCCTCGTATTCGTTCGGAATCACGACGTTCTTGCGCTCAGCAAGCACAGCTTTCTTTGCATCTTCGAGAGCTTCTGCAGCATCCTGCGGTTCAGGCTGAGTAAGCGGTTCTTTTGTTGTGGCAACTTCCGGTTTCGGCATTTCAACAGCGACTGTTTCTGCAGAACGTTCCATTTCAGAAGTTTCAGGCGGCTCAGGAAGCGGTTCGTTATGTCCTTCAGGAACGATGACTTTCTTCGCAGGCTTGAGATTATCGTCAGGATTTTCCTGCAACTCAGGATGGTCAAGCTTGCGCTGAGTTTCGACGGCTTCAGTAATATTTGGAACTGGAGCAATGTCTACTCCCATAACTTCCGGCGCTTTCTGTTCTTGTATAACAGGAGCAGCGATAGATGTAGGTGCTTCGAGATTCATTTCTTTCTTCTCCGCAGGGATTGTGTTTTCGGCAAACTTCGGATTTACCGGTGTAGGCGGAGGAACCATAGTTTCCTGCTCGCCACGATGGATAGGTTCATTTGCAAACTGTGGAAGTGTAAACTTCCCAGGAACCCCATCGTTTTTAGACTTCTGAACCTGCGGGATTGCGGGTGCAGCATCATTGCGCTTTGTAGCACCAAGTGCTTCCAGTTCAGCGTTAGTACGCTCTTCGATTGTAATTGAAGGCGCTGCTGACGGGTGACTAGGGTCCATATTGACCATAGGCGGAATTTTGCGTTCTTCCATAACTTAAACTCCTTATAGATTAGATTCGTTTTCTTCTTCGAAATCTGGGTCGTACAACCCAAGCGGATTCTTTGACTGCTGGGCAGATTTCTCAAAACCGAACTTGCCTTGCTTAGCTTCAGACTCCGTTATCGAATTGTATTCCCCGTAATCAGGTTTTGAAACTTCGCTACCGAGAGTAGCAAACTCTTGCTTTCCGGCGTCGATAAGCCGTTGTTCCATTGGAAGTGGTTTTCTATTATTATGCTGAACAACACGTGCTTCTTCACGATGACCGGTGACTTCAGCTTCTGTTGGAAGGGGATAAAATCCTTTTCCAGCTTCACCGTTTACAACACCTTGTGCAGGTCTACGTTCTGATTTATTTTCCAGACCATGTTCTGCACGCATACGTTTGATAATTCCTCTCTGTTTGTCGAGTGTAGCTTTGCGTTCCTTCGGCGTAGCAGTAGCCGCTTCATTCGCTACCGAAGAAGGCATATTACTCTGAGCAAACTGCGACACTGCATGTGATACATCAGCATACATCTGCTCACGTTCCTGCTCGTTCTTCACAGGAGATTTGAACGTTTTGAAACGTTCTCTCAGCGGCTGTTCTTGCGTCCTAGCGATTTCCTCGCTTGTGGTGTCGACGTAACGCTGCATATTACGTCTTGCATCATAATCCTTATCCATAAACTGGCTCCTTTATAAATTATAACCTGAAAGGTTGTTTATCAAACTCTACAGTTTTGAAAACGAGCTTTCTCTCCGATTTTATTGACGTTATTACAACGCCAACTTCACCTTTGAGAGCCATTCTAAACTGTACTTCCATAGCTCCAGCACCCGCTTCACCATTTGTGATAGGTACAGAGGTTATTTCGATTTCCTCGACAAATCCTGGCTCGATATAAGTATTTGCTTGATTCATTATCTGCTGCTGGATGTAACTCCTCATGTTACCAATTTCCATTCCTTCAGAGAATTGTAATTTATCCATATCAATACCCATCTTCGGATTATCACAAACCTGTCCCGGTCTTGTCTGCATCAGATTCATCAAAGCATTTAGCTTATATCGGAAGTTATTATTGTCGAGCATTTCGTTCATATCTTTGTATTTACCAAACTCAAATGAGTAATCGCAAATCAAAGTTTCAGACACGATGTACCTCCTTGATTACCGTAAAAACAAGGCGGTAATCGCTGTTAGTTTCTTGTTAATCTCGATTTTTATAGTGATTTTGGAGGAATTATAATAACATGAGTATCGTTTTTGAAACAGCAGATTTCTTCGGCGAAGTTGCTATGGAATCTGCAAGAGATATCGCACAAACTGCGAAAAAAGAAAAAGTTGTAAAATGCCCTGTGTGCGGGCGTCCATACATAGGTAAAAACGCATTGTATTCTCATATATTGAAAAACCACGGAGATGAACTCCCTGAAGGTATGAGCCCTGCTCAGTATTGCTTCAATGTGCGCAATCATAAGTCTTATGGATTGTGTGTTATGTGTAGAATTAAGCATACTGATTGGGACGAAGAAGCAGAACGATATAAACGATTCTGTTCGCCAGAGTGTAGAATGAAGTACGTTCAGGAAGCAAAACGTCGTATGGTCGCAAAATACGGCAAAGAGCATTTACTAAACGACCCGAAGATGCAAGAGAAGATGGAAGAAGGTCGTAGCATTTCAGGACAGTATGCTTTCCCAGACGGTGGTAGTGTACCATACATGGGAAGCTACGAAGCAGATTTCTTAAGATTGCTTGACAAAGTATACGGTTGGGAATCAACAGAAATCATGCGGTGTCCTGAGACATTCGAGTATATGTATGAAGGAACCACGCATCTGTACATCCCTGACTATTATCTTCCAAACTTTAACTTGATTGTCGAGATTAAATCCCATGAAAATAAGCATCATAAGATTCTCGCAGTCGATAGGGTTAAGGAAGCTGAGAAGATTAAAGTTATGCAAGCTCAGGAGAAGTTCAACTACATCGAGATTGTCGATATGGATTATTCTCCTTTCAACTATATGATTAAACTCATCAAAGATTGTGCTTGGGAAGACCCTGAGTTTAAGGGAGTTGCCAAGAATATCGTTTTTGTACCTGCATCATAAAAAAATATCTGGTCGCATATGCGACCAGATAATTTATATATCATTATTATGAAAGCACTCGTATGAGAGCTTAATCCCAATCGCCATACTAGTAAATGGCAATGAAAGAATTATTACTAGAAGGATATTACTATGTATATAGCGCAAAACTCAATTCTTCATGATACTATTGGTGACGACCTTTGTAATCAGTTAATATTTGCGATTGGACCTAAACGGTTTCAAGAAAAGAGTCAAACAAAAATAGTTCAACGTCCTGATGGAAAGCGTGAATATCATTTGGGGCTTAACGCAACGTTTGATGAATTTGACAGAATGATGAATGATCCTGATGCGATTACTGTCATTTAACAGATAACCGCTTCCATAGAAAACGGAAGCGGTTATTTTTGTTGAAAACACCTCAGTAAAGTTTACTGAGGTATAATATGTTTGAGAGTTTTAACTCGGGACTTAACTCGATAAAAGTTCCAAAAGGTTATAAAGAAAAACCTAAAGTTAGCTGTGAAGATAGTGGGATAAATCCAAACACATTGATTACTCAAGTGCTTGGTAAATCTCGAATAGATTTGGATACTGCTCTTCAGCTTATAGAATCTTGTAATCCGTGGGTAAGTACAGATTATCATCTATTCAAAGAATGTCGTTATTGGAATCTTAACTATCCTCCTGAATTGAAAGAAAAAGCTGCGCGTGATTCTCAGCTTATGCTTGAGATGCACAAGCAGTATGTAAAACGCAACGATGTTTTTCTTTTTCTCGGCGATATGGGTGAAGCCGAAATAACTAAATGTCCTGACGTTCAAATTAAGTTCAAACGTACAATCCAAGAGATGCCTGGAATCAAGATTATGATTAAGGGCAACAACGACACTATGCCTACTGAGTTCTACTACGCTTGCGGATTTATTTACGTGAGCGAAGGAGAGATTTTCAGTCAGGCTAATAACTGGGTTTTCTCACATTACCCGTATGACTTGGACAAGAATAAACTTGGTTCATGGATAAATATCCACGGGCATATTCATGGTTCGGGTTCTTACTGGGGAATTAATGCAAAGAATCATATCGACGTGTATCCGAAAATCTGGGGTATGAAACCTGTGAAGATTCCGGATATTCTCAAAGCATATTCCCAAGGCACATACAAAAAAGGTACAACCGTTTGGGGACATGGTGACCAACCGATATCAAATTACTAAGGAGAGTAAAATGACACCTGATAAAATATTCAGACTCATCTGGAGTGGTGATTATACTACGACAGGCGATGACGTAGATTGGAAGATTTACGTCGATGAACATGAGAAGATTATTCACTTAGTCTTCAAATATTCAGACTCAAAGACCGACTGGAAGAATAACTTTATCTTCAGGTTTAATTATTACCTGAGGGATAAGGTTAAAATGCTGGTTGCAAGTGGGTGGGCTGAGGCTTACCATTCTGCGAGAGGAGTTATCTTGGACGCTCTTTTCAAAGAGTTCGAAAAGTACAACGAAAAATACAAAATTGAGATTGATGGTCATAGCTATGGTGGCGCAGTTGCATTAATTTGTGCCGAAGATATCAATTTTACTTATGGTATTAAGCCAGACGTAGTGACGTTTGGTGCACCCAAACCGTTCTTCGGGCGGAAGACTGTTAAGTATGTGAAGTCTTGCTGCGGAACGATTCGTCAGTATGTCCATGTAAACGATTGCGTTCCGTTGATGCCACCGTTCTTTGGATATCATCATTGTAACAAAGTTCGGCTCGGTAAGATATGTAATCCGATATGTCTTTTCAACCCGAAAAAATGGCATTTGATTTACGACAAGCCTGAGCTGTATGGTATTCGTATATAAATAAACGTACTGGGAGCTTCGGCTCCCGGTATCTGTTTTTTTTCAATATACATAATACTATTGAGATTACGTTGTAATCTACTATTCTATTTTAAGGAGACATATATGATGGCTTACAAAGAACAGGTATTCGTATGTGGACTTTCAAACTCAGGCAAGAGTGCATTAATTAACTCACTCATTGGGCGCGATACTGCTGCACGTATTCGTACAGATGATAATGATGAGGGAACAACTTCGATCCATCAATACGAAGGACCGTATAACTTGGCGTTTATTGATACACCAGGTCTCGACACGCTTGTACCTAACGATAAATTCGAGAACGAGTTTATCGAACTTCTCGACAAAGCAACGACTGTGTTGTTTTGCATTGACGCATCTACGATGCTTGCAGATAAAGACAAATGGTCGACGTATTTTAACAGATACGTCAAACAGTCGTTCTTGAGGTTTGCTGGTCTTAGAAAGCATCTCGTAATTGCTCTTACAAAATGTAATGCTGGCGATTGTCAAAGTTTCTTCGACACGAATACGAATATGCCGACTGAAGAAGGATTGATTAAGTTGCTGAAGATTAAGGATGATGTATATCAAATACTTCAGTCCGAGTGTAACACATCACTTCCAAAAATGATGTGCGGTTCGGTCGTATTAACAACGTCCAATTACACAACAAACGGCGCAAAAGTCAACTCGGCGTTCAACTTGGATGAATTGCGGATGACACTTATGAATTACATGTTGACAACACCGAAGTTTTGCTTTCAAATTGGAAACTTAGGTGTAAATCCGTGGCAACAAGCTCCGCAATTCGCAAGTCCAAACTTCCAGAAGTTCATGGAAGAGCAGAATCAGCATCTCGGAAGAATCTTCGGAGGAGTTCAAACGAATCCAATGGATTCTAAGACTGATGACGAGGTTATCGAGTTCAAGATTGTCTGCGAGAATGTGCGGCAAGCACTCATCAAAGACTTCGTTCGCAATCTTATGTCCCAGAAGGTCGCTTACGACGTTCAGTGGGACAAGTATATTGAGTATGAAGGTTCGTTCTCTAGCCGCACAAAGTTGATTCAACTTGTGAAGACAGTATTCAATGCAAATGACATTGACATTCATCGTGCGTTGTTTGACTATTACAAGATGAAGAAGCCTGAAGCTGAAACGAAATAATAAACTGGGAGGCGTATGCCTCCCTTTATCTTTATTTGGAGGATATATGACTAAGATTTCTCTCAGTGATGTTCGTAAACGCGAAATTGACAGCATGTTTCACTACTGCTTGGTTGGTGAAAACGAAAGTTGTGAGTGTATGACCACATACATAATAGATAACACAACATGGAAGTTTAACGTGCGACGTCTCGATAAGATTTCCAAGAGATTTCAAGATATTGTGAAATCGTTTAGATTCAAAAGCAGTTTTGTATTCTATATAGATACTCTCGATGACAAAACCGAGAACTTACTAAATTTTACAATTCTCGGTAAATTACTTGGAGTATTTGTAGTATCCTCACAATACATCAATCCGCATAATAAAACTATTTTGATTACTGTGCAAGGAAAGCCAAAAAAATATGGCTTCAATGTAATTATGACGAGCCCGATTTACCATGGCGAATACGTTGAAGATTATCCAATCGAAAACGTATACTCGTCTATAGCAATTCAGTCTGCAGGTATGCCGTACAAAATTGTAGACTTCAACGAAGAACAGATTGTGTTTGACGATTAAAAACAGTAAGAGCGGGGTAACCCCGCTCTATCAGTCTGGGAATTGGGCTTTCACACAATAAAGCAATGACAAAGAATAATATCATCTGACACTTGGACGCTCATAAAAGAATCTCACAATTAAATCTTTAATTAAGTGTTGGGTATTGATGGACGGTGGGAGCTTCAGCTCCCACAGTTTTATTTTTTATTTATTAGTTTACATTATCCTAATTCAAAGGAGTAATTTATGGAATTAACTGTAAATAACGTTCACCATCTATTTTTATCTGCACAATATACAGACCCACGAGGAACCTTACCAGATTCAGCATTATGTATTCCAGTAGAAATGTATATCGGTACTCGTATATTAAAACCTAATATTATCAATGCTCATTTAGACGATATCCATTCATTAGTATTTCAGCTTAATAACTCGGTAGATACTCAAGAGATAGAGACAATGCTTTCTTACAACGACCGAATGTATATGTGGATTCGTAGTACACAGAAACAGATGTGGGCAGTAGACGAATTAGTAGGTCTCGGATTAGCCGCAGGTTACTTACATCACGTACAACCAAACCGGTACTTGTGGAAAAATAATTTCAAAGGTTATCCTGTCTTATATCGAACAAAAGAACGATTCCTTCCAAAGATTTGCACTGTAGAAGAATCGGGGTGGTAGGTACTTAAATATCAAGGATAAAATCAACCAATTTTCCTTTCTCACAGCATTTTCGCACGAAAAGGTGACCGCTGGGCGGTCACCATGTCTTATTGCGAAAATCACGGGGGGTTTATCATTTATCACAAATGTCGGTAGCGTCGGTAACAACCACTCACTCGCTGTCGCTCCTTCGTGGGCGCGGGCTTAACCCTCTCGCCGCGCGCAGCGCGGACTCGACCCGCGCAGATGTGTATTTTAGAGGTACACGCAAGGCCGACAGCTACCATCCGCGTTGCCGACGGGACCATGGGTCGCAAAGC